TATATATGTTTGCACCAGCGGAGCTGATAGTACATTAAATTCGGGAATGAGGTATCCGTTTTATCTTTATAATCTGGTATTTTGTAGAAATTATTAATTGCTATATAACCAAGGTCTCCAAAAACGCCTACACTGTCTCGTTGGTTGGTAATGCTACCATCTTTATTTAGGTACTGGCCACCCTTTGTAGATGTAATTGGTGTTACAGGAAACCTACGTTTCATTACTTCATCATAAAAATTGTACCCATCTCTTCTTGTGTAGTCCTGACAAGTGCATTGGTACCTAACTTCAGTTGTCAAAAATCTTCCAACCTCAAAGCCACGCTGTGCTGGCACAATTGTTTCAGTTAAGCTGTTTGCTGTCTGGGCGCCGTAGCTATCTGTTCGGTAAAAAACAACTTCATTTGTAGTAGCATCAACAGTTTTTACTGTGTAACCAACATAATCGTCATATCTAAATCCCATAATCAAGCGGTTGACAGTCAGGTTACCACTTGTTGAGCCGCTGTCTATTGTTGTTATCGTAAACTGCGTTGTTGAAGTTACGGTAATAATGTATTGACCGGAACTAATAAGACCACTGGAGACCGAAAGGTATACGGTATTACCAGTTGAAAGGCCGTGAACAGACGAACAAGTAACAGTTAACAGCGAACCTACCCTGCTATATGTTGATGAAATACCTGGATCTTTTTCAATGACCCTATCAACCAAACGCTCATCTGTTAAGAAGCTTGTTGCCGTAGGAAGTGACCGTAATCGTACTCTGGTTTCAGTCCAGCGAATGTCGTTAAATGTAGTTGAAAGCCTTACTGTAACGTTCCCCCCAGTGGACAAAGATGCTGCAGCTGTACATACAAAGGAGTTTTGAGTTACCGATATGATTGGTAATGTTGCATTAACCCCTGCACCAGAGGTGAAGACGAGGTATATGTTCTCCCCTACGAAAAAACCATGATTCTGTTTTGCAACTGTGATAGTGGTCCCAGATTGGGAGTAAGTTGCATTTATAGCGTCCCCAAGATAACGAACAGCAAGTATTGGTAAACCGAAGTTATAAAAATTTAATGAGTTAGCGTCCCTAATACCGACCAATTGATTGCCAAGTTCTTGATTTGTCGTTGGGAAAGTGAAAACCCGTAATGGTATAAAGACTCCAGGAAACTGCTGGAATGAGCAGTACATCCTGTAATCACCGCGATTTGCACGTTCCTGAGCAAAAGAACCTAAGACACTCTGTGTAATTGTGTATAGTTCGTAACCACGGCGCCACCTAGTCCAAAGGGAGTCGCGGTCATAGAAACGAATGCGGCTTTTATATTTTGCGTCTTTTGGCGTAAATTTAAAAGGGTTTTCATCTGAAAGAAAAGCCTGCAAATCTATTTTTCCAGGGTCCTTAAAACCGTTAGTCAAACCACCGTCAAAATTTTTTGACGATGACCCGTTAAATCCGTTGGATCCAAAGGGCATTGTTATATTTAGTAGTAACCAGCTTGCACGTTGCAGTAGAAGCCGTTGGTCAAAGAAGTAGTTCCGCTAACAGAAACGTACAGAGCTTGACCACGTTGCAGCATTAGCCCGCGCATTTTGGGTGAGACAGTGCTATTGGTGCTGGTAAAGTTTGCACCGGCTTGGGGAACTGGATGGTTAATATAAGGCAGAACAAGATTCGTGGTGAGACTGTACTCAACATTTTCATAAGTCGCTGGCACACTGGCAACAAATAAAGGATAAAATTGATTTGTATTTGTAATCGTGCCAGAGCTTATAAGGTAGAAACCAAAATCAATTGGTTGATAAACACTAACGTTGCCGCTGGTAGTAAGAGATCCTGCGCTTGTTACTGTGAATGTAGTTGGAGTTACAGCTGTAACTACTGCAACTTCATCGACTGCTGTACCACTGGTGTAATCTAGGCCAACCTTTTGACCAACGCGGAGGTTATGGTTGGTAAGAGTAACTACTACAGAAGTTGTACCACCTTGGGTATATGTACCGGCACCAGCTGATTGTGCGTCGATAAAGGTATTGTTATTCTTTGTGTAACGGAACCAAATCTCATCAATATATGCGCCACTGATTGAAGTATCTGTTTGTGCAGAATCACAGTCAAATACTTTTGTACAGTTACCAACAGCCGTTGGGATCAGGCTTGTAGAAAACAGTTGACCGGACGCTACGGTGACAAGCGTGCTTAGGTTAGCAGGCCTGTCAATTAGCATAGGCTGCTTGTTTGAGGAGGATGAAGCCAAGGCTCTATTTGGTTACTGTTGTTTTAATTGTAGCGTAGTTGTATCGAACACCGCTGCGCTATTGACTGGGCAGGTTCCTTTCAAGTTTTTTGATCTGCTTCTGATGTTCTTTTTCTTTTAGCCACCGTTCAAAGAATTTAATCTCAGCTGCACTAAAAAACTCAGGCTGGTTTAGAGCGTTGAGGACCAGCTTCTTTGTCTTTCCCACGACGGGCTCCATTTTTCTCTTCTATTTTAGCGCGTGCTTTGCCCAGTGCTTCCTTGCGGCGCTCCTTATCGCCTTCTTTTTTCTCTTCAGCTGTAGTCTCTTTGGACTCACTACCGCCTTCTGCTTTCTTTTTGAAGTGTGCCAGCAGCTGGGGAGGCATGCGGTTTTTATCAGCCATTGTTACTGAGGAATCTCGGGGGTTCTAAGTTCGGCGCTTCCTACGTCAAGACGTTTGAAAGCAGAAGGAAGACCAGTGCCTTGCTTTACATCATAGTTTAAAGCATCCAATACGTCACCAGCCATACGTTGACGGCGTTGACCCTGTGGTTTAGCTGAAACATACTGCCTTTTAGGCGGTTCATCAAAGGGCATTTGATCTTGCCTGACTCCAAGGGTATAGCCAAGGTCTGCGTGTGGTCTGTTAGCTGGTTGATCCTGAGGCTGCCTTTGGTGGTCGTCTGGGTGCCGAGGAAGACGTGTTCTTACGTTACGTTGTCCGTGTATACTCATCGTGAATAATTCCCGTACAAGTTATTTTGTGTTGAGTTCCTGGCTAGGTCTACGGGAGGAAGTGGATCTGAGTGTGATCGGGAAACCTCTTTCATGTACGCTGGATTGTTTAACTGAAACTGAGGCTTCTCAATACCATTGTACGCAACAACGTAGGGACAATGCATTGTTTTATCCGTACGCTTCATGTTAAACGGGTCACTAAAGCCTGCAGTTGTAATGCTTCCATCACCGTACAAGTTCCCGTACGTGACGGGAAAGCTTGGATCATAACCAGGGACCTGAGCAAATCTCATAATGTTTAACTTAAGTAATTTTGTTGAGAACTCAAGATTTTCTGCATTGAAAGTATGTACGGATTTTCTTGCAAAGTTGGTGCAGCCGGGAACTCAGTAGAAGATAAGCCGCGACTTACCATAAATTGTTTTAAATTTGATAGGGCATCTGTTGGCTCGCCGCCAGGAGTACCTGGAATCAAGACAAAAGTATTACCAGTGCTTTGATTTTGTACTGGTTGACTTTGCTGTGTTTTCTGTTGTGTCGGAATAGTTGGAGCCTGGCCTGGCATTACATCAGTCAGATTACCTTCTGGTGTTTTGTATCGACCAGTAGCAAGCCATTCTAATTGTTGATCTGATAATGGCGCTTTGCCTGGTAATGCTAAATGAACATGAGTATCATGACCAGGGTCTCCAGGTCCAAACGTTTCAGCAAAAGTCCCAAGCTTCTTAGCTCTCCAAGCCAATTCTCCTGTTCGTTGTTTCCAGCTTTTTGGCGTTCCTCCTTCGTAAGCTGGTGCCATATCAGGACGCCAGTCTGTTATATCAATTGCTTCTCCACCTGGAGCATAGTGATAAGAGCCCTTGGCATGACCGCCAGAAACGCCGCCAAATGCAGGATTTTCTCCTATTGTCAGCCCACGTTCCCGAAGAAATCTACCTACGTCAACAATAGATCTGTCGGCCATAATGTTTAACTTAAGTAATTTTGTTGAGAACTCAAGATTTTCTGCATTGAAAGTATGTACGGATTTTCTTGCAAAGTTGGTGCAGCCGGGAACTCAGTAGAAGATAAGCCGCGACTTACCATAAATTGTTTTAAATTCGACAGAGCATCCGTTGGTTCCTTGTCTCCAGTATAAACAATAAAAGTGTTGCCACCCTGGGAAACAGGTTGTTGTGGTTGTTCTGCACTTGGAACTTGAGAAGTAGGTACTCCAACACCTTTTGATAGCCGCTCAGATAAACTTTTAGCTAAACCAGGGTTAGTTTGAAAGTAAAAATTACCTTTAGGGTCAAACATAACGTCGCCCTTTTGTTTATTGCCAAGCAAGCTTTGACCACGGAACTGCTCAGCACCTTGCCCGGTTTGGAACGCCTGCACCATCTGTGAAGGATTTTCAAACATTTGTTCAATTTGTTTATACCTTGAACCATGCACTTTGGTGCCGTAATTAGGATCAGTTACTTGTGCACGCGTATAAGGATCGTTAGCAACAAACTGCTGGGGTGCCTTTACAAGGTCAGCAATATTTCCACCGCTTTTAAATTTTCGAGTTAAGATCGTTTGTAAGACACCCAATGGATCTCTTCCAGGACCAGCTTCTCCAGAAGCGGTGAAAAGTGCAGCGGCTTTTTCCTGTGGCGTTAAACCTAAAATTTGACTTGTGGTAGGCATATCGTTAATCTCCTCAGCGGAAACTATTTGAAAGCATGAGCCTAGTGCCAACGGCAACGTCAGCAGGGCCTGGTAGCGCCTGAATAAATTCGGCGCCTTCTCGATTAAACCTATACCGAGCCTGTTCAGGGTTTCGGTAATTTGGAACATAAAGATGTAGAGCTAATCGATCCGTCTCGTATATATAAATTGTCGTCCAAGTTTTAAGCGTTTCTTTAAAATCAGAAGTCGCAATCGTACGATCTACGTCACCTGCAATGCTTTCAATACGATTACGTGGAACAGTATTGTTGTTAACGCTACCAGTCATGTCAGTGCGTTTCTCTGCTTGGTCGCACCGACCGATCTGTTCGACAATTTTTGAATACCAGAACGAATCCGGAATGTTGTTGACAGCTTCCTCAAGACGGGCCTGGTCACCGGCAGGGACACTTGTAGTGTTGTATCCCAGGTGCCAGCGAACTTTTGACTTGAGGAAACTATCGAGTTGCATTACTCAACGCGGATAAGATTTTCTTTAAGAATTTCATCCCAGTCAACTCGTTTGATAGATTTGAGTTGTTCTAGTTTGACAAACTTCTCACCAGACATTGAAGATTGGAGGTCCTTAATGTCTCGTGCTGTCTTCAATCCTACACCCGGTAATGCATCGGCAATCTGCCTTGCACTAGCAGTATTGATATTAATTCTAATATCAACTGGGAATGTTTCCCTGTTAGTTACTTTCGCAGGCTTGACACCTTCTTCTTCAAGCTGCGCTACAAGGCGTTCTTCTGTACGAATTTTTTCGTTGGTGGCGTCAAGATGAGGAATTAGATCCGATTCTTCTACGTACCAAACCTCATCTTGAGAATCCACGCACATGAGGATGCCTTCCCCATGTTGAGAAACAACTTCAAGAAGGGAGCCGGTGGGCTTGTATTGATACAGCATTCGAGAAATGAAATGACAGATACCACTACAATACCCACCTTAACCCTTATTGACTAGTATCAGATGTCGTCGCCGCCAACCTGAGAAGCAAAGTCAATGAAGCCCTGGATGTCATTCCAGGAAACAGCTGCAGCGGGACGCAGGTAGTTTACACGGCACACGAGGTAACCGGCTTGACCAGCATCAGAAGCAGCTTGGCTGATGAACACGCCAGCACCGTTAACGGAGGTAGCGGTTACGCCAGTGGTGTTGAACACCTTGAACGTGGTGTTAGAGGTGACCTTGTAGAACATGGAGTTCGCGAGGTCAGCCGCCACGATACCGCCAGTGGTTACGGAGGTAGGGAACGGAACGATACCAGCAGTACCACCACCCGAAACAGCGCCAGCACCTTGAGCAAACAAGCTGGAGGCAGCAGTGAGGTAGGAGGTAGCAGCAGCCAGACCGTTGGCCTGGGTGCTAGGGATACCGTAAGGTGAGCCACTGTTGTTAGGACCCAAGAGCAGAAGCTCTGTAGAGGTGCCACCGATGTCAGCAGTCACAGGATCGGCAGGGAAGCCGATTGTGGTTGTGTCCTGAGCTACAGCGATAGAAGCGCCGTAAATATAGGCAGGACGCAAAGTGCTTGCGTTAACCGTCAGAGAGGTGCGGTTATCGCGTACACGATCATCAGGGCGACGATCAGGTGAAGGTACGGTGATGTCGAAGCTCTTGTAGCTAGCCTTATCGGCAGACAAGTTGCTAATCTTTACATAACCGACCATTTCAAAAGCTTCAATGCCGGGCCAGGCATATACACCTTCAGTGTTGAAGGAGGAGAGGCGATTGATTTGAGCGCCGGGCTGGAGAATGTTACCAGCGTTTGACTTGTAGGTTGCCATTTTTAGTTACCTCCTATCCTCAAATAATGGTGAAAGCAGAGGTGATGAAGTCCTTGTTCAGGTTAGCAAAACCGGCGTACAGCTGCCAAATCAGGATGATGAAGCGGCTGAAGTCGTCGTTGTTGTTGATCAGAACCTGAGCATTAGGACCACCGATGCCTACGCCAACAGCCTGAGGACCAAAGAAAAGGCCAGGAGGAGTTGTATGAGTAATGGCACCAGAACCGTCACCGATATCAACGGTGATGGATTTATCAGCAAAGTTGGTTGATTCGAAGAAGCGAACACCTTCAAATACAAAACCGGTAGGCATTACAGGTTCACCAGCCACGAACATGGCTTGGCCGTACTGACCACCGCCATAGATGGCTTGGTTAGGAGCGCCAGCACCCATCAGAGGGTTGCCTTGGCCCATGCCTGGGTAACGAGCCACTTCACGGAAGCCTTGGTCAGCGCGGAGATCCTTCATGAATGAAGGGTCAGCAACGCAACGGTAGTAACCATCTTGGAACACGGGAACGTTGCGCTTACGCAGCTGACGAACCACTTCCAGAAGGTCGGTCTTCACGTTGAACTTGTAGCGTTCTGAGGCGTACTCAGTAGCGCTATAGGAGTTCAGGGTAGTGGAGGCAGACTTAGTCTTGCCATTGGGGTAGTAGTAACCGCCTTGGGTATCGCCAGAGGCGCCACGGGACTCAGACTTGGCCATTTCATCAAGGAACACACGGTCCCTCCAACGGCGGTAGTCGTCCAGCAGGGTCAGCGAACCGATGGACTGGTGGAACATGTTAAGGTTCCCGGTGTCCAGCAGCAGACGCTGAGCGGTCATCAGGGTCTCACGAGCAATCTTGAAGGTACTCGGGAGGTTGGTGTTGTTCGGGTCAGCAGGACCGGTGTACTCACGCAAGGAAACAAGAACCTTGTCCTTTACGATGGCACGGCTGCTAGCGGTACCGATGGTTTGATCTTGGGTACGCTCGCGGCTGGTCTTCGTCCCAGGGTTGCCCCAGAAACGATAACGGTCTAACTGTACAGTCTGACCAGGTTGTTTGGTAAAGTCATGGACCACGACGGGCTCAGCCGCCATTTCCACAATGTAAGCTGGGTGAGGGCGGTAAAGTTCCGCACCCAACAGCTTAGGAAAATCGTTATCGATAAACATAGTGGTTACTCAGCGTAAAGAGTTAGCTGAAACCTGAGGTAGAACACCTCAAAGTATCTGGAACATTTGCTCCATTATAAAAATTATAGCAAAGACTTACTTATCTTGATTATTAACCCATTGGATGAAACTGTGGATCCACACCAGTGTAACCATCAACCATATTTCCGTACCGATAAGATGTAGGTGCCATGGCGCCCATCATGTGATAAGGATTAGTCGTGGGAGTCTGCAGAGCAATCTGCTGAGCTTGAATTTCAGGATTAATACCAGCACCTTGTGATTGGGCTAAGGCAATCATTTGTGCATTGGCTTGCTGCTGTTCAGCTTGGTTAGCAGAGGCTTTCTTCTGGCTGCTACGAGCTTTGGCCTTTGTCTTAGCAGTCTTTGCTTTCTTGGCGTCCATCAGCGGCGACCTTTTTGTTGGGGTTGTGGTGGCATTGCGCCAATAGGAAGCTGTCCGGTTGGCGGCATGTAACCGGTCATCATTTGTTGTTGATATGCCGTACCTTGATCTTGATTTATTTGTGCGGCCCTTAGATTATGACTTGCCAACACACCATACTGAGGTAGTGGTGAACCAAATGTATTTAGATTCAAGTAGCCCATTTGAAGATCTTGGGGCATAGGTGAACCTTGTACATGTGGGGAACCAATTTGAATGGCGTCACCAGCCATACGGCCTTTTTTGTTTTGTTGGTTAGCAACTGCTGCTCCTACTGCCGCGCCTGCACCAAGACCGGCAATACCGGCTGCTGCAACTCCACCCCATGATGGTGGGCCTGGAGGAGGAGGAGTAGTTACTGAAGAAAGGAATTGAGAAGCACGATTGCCTACGCTGGTTGCTGCTTGCCCAACTGCTTGACCTACTGGACCTTCTTGGACGGCCTGTACGCCTTTTTTTACTGCTGCACCTGCGCCAGTTACAGCAGATTGAACGCCCTGCGGCATGTTAAACATTTCTATATCCCTATATGTAATAAAAAAGGGGTAGCACTTACTACCCCATATTCTAAACTAAATTGATCAAACTATTGATCATTCCATAACCAGGAGCTTCTGACGGAACACATCAGGGTTTTGTTGTGCTGCGTTCAGATAGCGCCAGGCATTGGCAGGATCACGCTCGGCAAGGGAACCAAAGCTATTCCAGAAATCAGCTGGAACGCCTTGTGTTTGCTGAGGTTGGGGAGGAAAGGGCATCTCAGGGCGCTGATACTGAGGAGCAGGAGCAGCAGCAGGACGCGCAAACTGTTGACCAACTGATTGACCGTAAGCTGGAGTTTCATCAGGAATCGGGTAAGGACCGTTTTCACCGAAGAATTCACAGGTGTAGTCAGCAAGTACGTCAGGATCGGTAAGAATTGTCTCATAAGCACGATGCTCATTAGACAGTTCTTGCAGAAGATTTACTGCTTGAACCAATTGATTATTGGTTACAATAAGAGCATCTTCAATACGGCAAGCATAATCATTAAGGATGGCAGGAGCGTCTGCACCAAAATGATCAATTACGTTAAGACTTTCTTGACTTACTCCGCTTGCTTGGGCCTGTTGCTGGAGGCTGGGTGCCGGTGAGGTTTGGGAATAACCGTTGGAGTACCCCTGGCTGTTGTTGATCCCAGGCGTATAGATCTCCGTCCCCTGGTTGCTGTACTGGGGAACCGCTTGGGAACTGTAGTTGGCCGGAGCGTACTGAGTACTCGTTTGAGACTGTTGACCCTGGAACGGGAACTGAACTGGAGAGCTCAGGAGTCCCACTACCCTGTTGAACGCCTCCTTGTACGGATTCTCCGCCTGCGGGGCTTGTGGGGCCTGTGGGGCTGCCTGGTAGGCTTGGGGGTACGACGCTGTAGGGGCGTATTGGGACGGGCTGACCCCCATCTGGGCCTGCATTTGCGGGGCTGGGGCCGTTGCCTGCTGGTAAGGCGCCACCCATTGGGAAGTTGTTGAAACTACCGGAGCCTGGGCTGCCGTTTGTGCTACCGGAGCCGCGTAGCTGATCGGTTGGGTCTGAGATACTTGGGGTGCCGATTGGATCGGCATTGCGGTATCGGCCTGCATAGGTTACCTCTTTTTGTAGGCTTTCGAGAGTTCGGTAAAGGAACGGTGTGAGATCGAGACGGGGGTCCGCAGCCATCGGTAAATCCGGTTGCTGTGGATGCGGTGTCCTCATTTCCCGGTTAACCAGGTCAATGAATGTGGACATCGCCTTCTGTACTTCACCTACCATACGGAATGGGAAACCGGAGAGCATGCCCGCGATTTCGTCGTCCGTTTTTGAAGGGAACAAATACTTCAGTGCTTCAATGCTATCAACACCTAATTCCTGTAGGTTACGTGTAAAGATAGATTGGTTAAGTTTGTCTTGAGCAGTGTCTTCATAAACAGGTCCCATCCAGCGCCAGCAGACCGTTCTATCTCCGTCTGGAGCAAGGCCAAGAACGCCAGGAGGTACCTGTTTTGTTTGTACTGCATTATCAATTGCAGCCTGTAAACTCTTTTCATACTTATCTTTTGCTTTCTCGTATTTGATTTTTAACTTCTCATCTTCTGGATCTTCTGGCGGGGCTGGATACTGTAGTCCAGATTGGTACGCCATTGTTTTTCGGAAGATTTGTTCTTCCTGAAAAATCATTAATTCAAAACATCTACAGATACCGTATGTATAAATCTGTAAACATTTCTTTTTAGCTGTTGCACTTACGCGGCCATACGCTGATTTAATTTCAGTCGCAGTTACGTTTGTAATACTTAGATCATCAATGCCGCCAAGGGCTAGACGTATTTCAGAACGTAGTTGTTCTGCATACCTGGCCTGATCAGTACTAATTGCATTAGGTGTAATAAACCCTACACGATCTGCTGGCTCCAGGTTAGCAATAACACGAGGAACCCTCATGCCTGTACCAGGTTTTCCTAGGTAGCCAGGGGCTTGTCGTGTTACGTTGTCTTGGCGATAAGTAGAACTTGATAGTGCAAAATCAGATTGGAAACCAGACTGGCTTGCAATGCTTGGTCGTTGTGCAACGTCACCATCTTTCTGTTCAATGATGTCTTGCTTAGGCCGAGAAGACAGCAGTGTTGGGTTACCAAAGAAAGAAAGGTTTGCCCGAATGTTTTTAACCATCTCATCGTGTGCGATGATCTGATTACCAAGCCATTCAAACTCACCACTACCTTCAGTGCCGAAGGCATCTGGATTATTAAATACTTCAACACATGGAATAAACTCCATGGTGTTTGCAACGGTTTTTTTGTTAAGCGTGGCAAACTCCATTGGGGAGTCAAAGTTTAATTCTTGCTCGCTATGAAACTCTTCAATTTCAGTTGCCGTAATCCGTAGACGCATATACCGTTTATCGGTAGATAGGCCTACTCCAGAAAATCCTTTGTTGGATTTTACTTTATACGGGTAGATAATGATTACTTCATCTAGTTCACCGTCCGGCGTATAGTATGAACGGTATGCGTCTTTATCAAACCAATACAATCTGTACGTTTTTTTAGTGGGCCGTATATAGAACAGTCCTTTTCCGTACGAAAGAAAGCGATCCCAGATCGAATCCAACCTGGCATCAAGCTTATTAAATTTTAAAACCTGCTGGACAAAATCAAATCGTTGAGTACCGAAATTATCCTGATGCGGATAGAATTCCACGCCTTGGCGAATTCCAAACATACGCATCTGCGAAAGATGCGCGTTCACCAGCATGGTGTCCGCAGAGCCTTCTCCGTCTCGGCTGACGACAGACTTGAGGATAGAATCCAGTGCCGACTTGCTACCGCTCATTTGTGGTTAGTACCTGTTTCTATATTATGCCTCAACTTCGTAACCGGCGTGCAGCCTTTTGAGTGTAATCACATCGTCCTCTACCTCGACATCAAACCGTTCCCCAGGGGTAAGGGACATGTCGTGACAGAGTTCGTCGGGAAGTGGAAGCAGGGCAGAGCCGTAAGCGTCCTGTTCAAGCTCGATGACGTAGTAGCCGGTAGACATTGCTGAGTGGTTTTATAAGTTTAAGTTGCGTCAATACTCTAACTCTAGTTTTCCTCTGGTCATTAAACCATTACAAAGCCAAACGAGAGCGTCGACACAATCGTCGTGGGAGCTGACACCAAAATTTACAATCTCATCAGTTAGAGCCATAAATTTGCGGTACCTGTTAAAGACTAGCTTACGTTGCTCAAATAAACCCATAATCCCCCTGAAACGTGCTACTTTGTCCCCGCGAAATCCTTTGACCGCATGCCAGTTAATGTTGTAAAGACCGTGGTCACCTTGGCATATCCTCCTGAAGTCTGCCTCCAGGGATGCCTGATATGCAACTGCTTCCGACCAAACATCAATGCTGCTTCCGGTTGGGTGGTAATCATTACCGTCTTTATGCACTACTCCCCATTCATACAGCATTTCCATTAAAGCTTCGAGTTTTTCTAGGTTTCCCATGATGCGAATTCGCTTGCAATCAATAATGTGAATTTTGTCCCCTACTCTTCCGCCCATAACAAACACGGTGTAGTCATTACGTTCTCTTACTCCAGCAGATAAATCAACGCCAATACCAAGTGAATCAAAGTGCGTAGAAATTTGACCCTTAACAATTAAGTCAGGTGAGATAGATAGTTCACTGGTCTGTACGATTTGATTTTGATACTGAAAACTAAAACTGATTGGAGCTTGACGGCGGCGATCTTGAAGGTATTCAAGTGACCACATTTCAGGCCAATAAGAAACTTCGTCGCCTTGTTCGTCTACAGTAATGGCAGATTGGACAATCTGTACCCAATCGTTGCCAGGGGTGAAGGTACTGGCATGAACATCATCATGACGGAACCTAGTACCTAGACAGACTGCACGTCCACCTTCAAACATTGTTGGTGTGATAACTGAGTTCCAGTTATCCTCCATTGCCACTCGGATATCCCTGTTCTTAATGTCGTCAGAGCTCTTAATCGGGTCATCTATTATACAATTTGCTACACAGAACTTACCTTTACCCGCAAAGAAGTTATGGTTTGTGGATCTTGTTTCAAGGTCATAGACATACTCCTCTCCGCTGCTAATTTCTGAAACGGCGGAAATGGTAGCTCCACTATCTTTGCTTTTTCTGCTAATTGATGATAGCTTGTATGGCAGGGCCTGCAGACAGTAATTAAATTCTGTAATACGTTGTTCTTCGGATTTGCATCGATATGGTGCACAACTAAGTTGGTTCTTACGTGTTGATTTTTTGCAGTCAACATTTGTTCCTTGATATTGCATAGAGAACAGGTCATATTGTCCCTTTTTAAAATTAATTCTCGCAGCTCCGGTAGTTTTGGCCTGCTCATGCCGTGCCGCCAATTTGAGTTCCACTTCCCCTTCATCATTCTGGAATGAACTTTGGAGGAACAAATTTTTGTACAGTAGACGCTTTCCGAGTTTCTTGGTTGGAAACTCTGATTGCATTCTGGGCAAATCTTTGGAAACAAAATTTGTTTGTATTTTCCTGCACACTTCTTTGAACAGAAAAACATTTTTATTTTGCTGTTTCGAGATAGCTGTCTCCAGTTTGTATTTACCTGAAAGCTTGTTTGACAGGTTGGACAACTTGTTTTTATTTTTATCTTGAAGGCAATCGGAATAACTAAGCAGCCGATCCCCAGCTTTGAGATCTTTGGCGCACACAATTCCCCGCCCTGGGATATAAAAAGGGTGTTCTGGGGTTGCCCGTATGAGATCTCCAGTGCTTGTTTCCACGTGGATAAACCGGTCGGCAAGGCGTCTAGACACTGCGTGTATTCCTGACCACTCAACGGCACTTGTTTCTGGGTTGTATGTGCTGACTCTATAATCTTTTGGTTGTTGATACAGGTCATGGATTGGAATGGAGCCGTGTTGCGTATTGACAAGTGTATCACCTGTCAGGCATAAATGGCTACGCTTTGAGGTCACAGCACCTTTTAGTCCAGCGCAACAAAGAGTAAATTCTTCTTCACCAGTAGATTTAATGCCAGCAAACTTCCAATCAATACTCCAGTATTCGTTACTATTAATTCCTTTGGCAATCTTCACCATTGGAAATACTTCTTTGTATGTTTTACTTTCTTCTAAAATTCTTTTGATGGCTGCACTTTTAGGGCGAGCAACATCAACGGTATAAGAAATGTAAAGAATCTTTAGTGGTTTTTTATTTAATGCGTGTACACCGATTGTCCATGCTGTGAACAAACCTAAAATGGTCGACTTGGCTGAACCCCGTGGTCCTAATATGTCTACGTTTGGTCCTGCAATACCAATCAAGCACTCAGAATCATTTCCTGTGCATAGGTGCTGATGCCAGAGAAGGTGGTGAGCTGCTGGCGGTTTGTCGCCAACTACAGTACAGAAGTAAGCAAAGTCTACCCGTGCCCGTTCAATATCAATGTCGGAACTTTTTTTTACTACTTGTTGCTTTGCTGCAGCACGTGCAGTCCTCCGGTAAACGGAGTATAGGGAAGTACCAGCCATGCCATCAGCTTAGTGTACTAAACCTTAGGACTCTTCCGACAGAATCTTTGTCCAGACACCCATGGACGCTTCTTGAAGTGGGCCTTCAATTGGATCGTCACGGAAGATAGAAAGCATTTCCCTTAGTGCACGGTCTGCACCAGCAAGAATCAAACCTTGTTTATCGGTAAGAACTTTCTCGTCGTTGATCTGTTTAATTGAGCCACGCAATTCTTTTTGAAGCATGGCAATGCGGGAAGTTCCCATATCTTGTTTTACCATACCAAGATCAATTGCATCACGAAGTTTTGCAATGTCTTGCTGCATGGAGTCAACCTCTTCCTCTAGTAACGCATTAAAGTTTCTTTTTGGATATTCTTTCTTTGACCACTCGTCGCACTCAACAATGCTACCTTTAAACCCGAGAAAACGGGCATAGAGGTACATTTGAATTGGTGTAGAGGTTTTTTTGCAAAATGCAAAAAAGGATTCGCGGTCTTTTTCAGTTAGGCTTTGAACCCATTTAATCATGATCTGTACTGGTTCTGGGCTTGTTCGTAATCCCTGTTTTCTTTATAGCGCCTGAACATCTCTTGTTGAAGATCAGTGGTGCGTTGTTCAGTAGCTGTTTTGCCAATGGTCTCACGTTGTTGTTCGCCGGTGGTTTCAACTGTTTTTCTTTCTTCTGTACCGGAGGTCTGGATACCAAGGCGTTGTTGTTCGCCTGATGTAACAGTACTTTTACGTGTTTCTTCACCAGTGGTTTGAATTCCTAACCGTTGTTGTTCGCCTGATGTGACTGTGCTCTTACGTGTTTCTTCACCAGTGGCGGCAATGCCGAGGCGTTCTTGTTCTCCTTTTGTTTGCGTTAATGCTGTTTCACCGGCAAAACGTGCTGCTGTTGATTTTCGTTCTTCTTCCCCTTGCGTGGCAAGTGTTAACCGCTGTTCGGCGCCTGCGGCTTGTGTCCGCCTTACGTCTTGGCCAGCAAAGAACTCCGCGTTGGTGCGATCAAGCTCAGCACCTACCTCCATATTGAGGCGTGTTTGAGCAGCGCTTACTTCCGCTAGATCTATTTGCCCCCTGTAGGACTGAGTAGGGACGTCAACCTGTTGTGGATCAGGTGTTGCTTGCGGGAGAAGTACGGTTTCGTCTGCCATGGTTGTGCCGTTCTATTTCAATAATATAGTAAAAATTATTTTATATCCGGCGAAGGGAGCCACCTTGACCCATCATGTATGCAGCTGCTTGGGCTTGATTAGCGACAGCGTTTGCGCGTGCTGCTTCCCCTTGGGCGGCTGTATAAGCTTGACCCTGCCTGGATGCCGCAATGTCTTGTGCGACGGCATTACGAGCCATCTGACGTGTCGGAGAGTTAATGTCCCATTGGAAGCTACCACGAAGGTTGCGCCGCTGAGCAGACTCGGCAGCTTGTTCTAATATTGGATACGTACCATACATTTGCTCAAGACTTAATTGAGCCGCCTGTTGGTTTGCTGCTTGAGCAAGTCGTAATTGACGAGGATCATTGTACTCGTTAAATTGAGATATTGATTTCAATAAGGGATCTAAAGACCCAATTGGATCGTATCCTGTTGGCAGAAGCGGGGTTTGTGACGGACGTTCTTGCTGAGCCATTGCAACAACTTGATCACGTTTTCCGCTTGAAAGATCTGTACCAACTACCGGAAACGGCAAAGTACCGCCGTATATTTTTGACCAGTCAGTCTTTGCACCTGGTTGCCCAAATGTTTGACCTGAGAAGTCTGGATATGCGGATAATGGTTGAAACCAATTGCTTCCAGTATTGGTGAAGGCCATTGTTATGAATATGTATATTGTGAGGTAAGAGCAGAACCCATTTGAGCTGCTGCATTTAATCCCATGTTTTGTGCGGCAGTTTGACCACCAAGCATCATTTGGGCGGCGGTATCAATATTACGACGGATCTGAGCAGCTGCCATTTGACGTTGCATTTCAGTTTTTGAACGTGCTTCTGCGCCTTCAAATTGATATGGCATTATTTTTTTCATGCCCTCTAACTGGACGTCTTGTTGCATACGCTCTGCAAGAAGGGCAGCTTGTATTTGTCCGGTTGGATCCACGACATTCCATGGGGACATTCCTTGTGCTTTAGATACGAGGTCACCAGGGACACCACCACCCTGTGAAACAAACTGACCGGAAGGTTGATTTTGTCCAGCCATAATTGCGCCAGTAGCGCCCACTGCTTGAGGAACTACACCAAGCGCCTGACCACCTATCTTGGAAACGCCGCCACCAAGTCCAGATGCCATTCCACCAATTAAAGGTGCAGCAACTGCTGCGCCTGCAAGAGGGATGCCAAGTTTCGCAATGTTATTTAATTGCGCTCCTGTTTTTGTCATAGGACCTATCCCACCTGTTCCACGTAATCCAGGCAACCCGGCTTGTCCAAGGGATTTCTCAGCTGCACCAAGTCCTTTAGCACCTAGCCCACCACCAAGATAGCCAAGTCCTCCACCCATCAAGGCTTTGCCAACATCACCTTCACGGAGACCGGGCAGTGCTCCCATTGCAGCAGTGATATAAGGTAGCGCCTGCATTGCCATCCGGCCACCAGTTAAAAGAGCAGGTAACATAATTTAGATCCTCTTGATTGTTATTTTAGGCGGAATAATCTTTATCCAAAATTACTGCCAATGCTTCCACCAAGTTTGGCACCAATTCCCATGCCAGCTGGACCACCACCAAGTGCAAAACCTAATCCAGCACCTGCAATCTCTCCAATTGTACCTCCCCAGCCACTTTTCTGTTTAGAACCTCCGCCAGTAGTAAAACTAAACGGTTGTTGTTGTTGTTGTGGGGCATAAAGGGCCACGCCAGGGAGAATCTCACCCGCAAAACCGCTTTCTCCTATTTGCCTACGTCTACCAGTATCAAATGGATTTTTAGAAGACTCAGCTTGGCTTCTATATTTATCTTTTTCAAGTTGTTTTGATAAAGAACCAGCTACTGTTTTAAATAACGATAAGTAATCAGTCTTAGGGTCACTTGTTCCTGAAGTACCCCAATCACTTGGTTTGGCTTCCCAGGAACCACCAGGTAAAGCAGTATCTGATCCGCTCCAGTCAATATTTCCTGGATCAAAGTTATTACTTTCATTCCAGCTTCCACTGGTTCCTATGTTAAAACCGTAAGCCATGATTATTTAATGTGAGGAATAAGTTGCTGCCAGCTCTGAGCTTGTGGTACCCCTAAGGCAGTACTTGCTTGCTCAAGTGAGCCGTGTTTATGCTTTAAGTATTCTACAGGATTCTCTTTTTTGATACGTTGTTCTGCGGCTTTTTGAAAAAGTTTTTTTGTCGCATAGCCTGCAGCAACAGCAGTACCTACACCTAAAGCAGCAATGCCAGCGACCGTCGCAGTGGAGGGGGTACCAATTAATACTGGTCGAGAAATCTTTCTCATTGCTTCATCTAGTTCTCCAACTTGTTTTGCTGCTTCGCTGGTGTATTGTTTTGCTCTAGAAAGACGATTTTCTAACGTCTGAACTTCAGGAGAAGGGATATTTGCTTTAAGTTCATTTCTTGCGGAAGAAATAACTTGTTCTTTTCTTTTCTTTAAAGTTTCTATCCGCGCTGATAGCTTGCCAATATCTGCTTCTGGGTATTCTTTTGATGGCACTGAGCCAGGGGGTAAATACCTAATTCCTTCAAGAGCATTCTGGCCAGTGGGTCCAAGCTCAATAGGAGGATTTGGAGATATGGTTTTTTTAATTCTGTACTCAAGTTTAGAAACTTCTGAATCAATTTTGTTATAAATTCTGCCACGGTGTAAAGCTTTTTTGCTTGGTTTTTGGTACCTAGACTCAGGCGTTACTCCTAGATCTGCTAACTTATTTTCTACTCTTTCTATGATTCGTTTTCCAGTCGATTGTTTTTGTCTGGCGCCAGAAAGTTGCTCTCCTATGTCTTCCCGTTGTTTTACGGTAGCTGGTGAAACATCAGGACCCTCCATATAGCGTGCACGTTTTGCGGCCTCAGGAAGTGCGCTATAAGCTAATGCAGACGCACCCAATCCAGCAGCAGTTCCAATTATTCCGCTTGCGGTAATTGGCATTCCTTTAATTCTTATTTCCGGATCGTTTAATCCTTTTGCTGTGCCACGAACTAACCCACCTATGGTTGTAAAAGATTGCCCTTCAGGATCAATACCAATCAATTTACCGGGTTCCGGTTTATAGTTTTCATAACGTCGATATTGTGTGTATGTAGAAGGAGCCACATCAGGACGTTCTTTTTTAAATTCTTGGTACGGTAATATTTGACTACGTTGTCCTAGCCCGTAGCGCAAGGTTGCTTCAAGTAAAGGAGATTGAGAAGTGCGTCCGGTGGGATCTTCTTCTTTTGAAACAGGTGCAACAGCTTTATAGCCAAGTGGCCGCAAGCCTTGTTGTACGGGGCCACGTACATTGCTAAGAGCAAGGAGCGTAAGTGGCGCCAGCTTTCCCAGAGTTGCGCCTGTAACTGGGTCCATGCCTACGGTCTCTGCAACTCTTTTGCCTAGATCTCCAGCCATGCGAGGAACGTTTGTATATTTCCAAACATTCTTCAAACTGGCATCAGTTAAAAGATCACCAACAGCTGTAGCCGCAATTTTTTGTGGGTTAGAAGCAATGTCCTTTAAAGATGAAAGTACGCTACCAGATTTAGAACCGAACCCATATTTACTTTGATATATAGACGAACGTAGTTCATCGGCCGCTGAATGAACAAACTTCTGAACAGATGCAAGACTGTTTGTTAAGTAATTTGTAACAGTATTGACATTCATTAGCCGTATTGAGGAGAATTTGCGGACACTATTCTATACATTGTATCTAGATCGGCGCTTGGATTGCGGTGTACAATTTCTGTTGGTGCGCGATAGTTTTTAGCCATGGCTAGAGCAATTTCGTTATTGTAACGTTGTTGCTCAAGGTCTGCATGATATTGTTGCATCTGCATTAAATCATTACCAGAAGCATAGGGCTGCTGATGTGATTCTGGTGTGATTATATTTGAAACTGCGTGAGACAACGGAGTTGCTGCAATCTGACCAGTTAGATTAGCCACTGAAGCAGGTACCCCAAGTGCTTCCATCCCACTGGAAATAGGTGCAGCAATACCTGAATGTACTGCCGCATTAATTAAAGATTGAGGTATTGTCCGTTGTGGTTGTTGATTTACAAGACGTGGCAATACTTGCTGAGTAGCGGCGCCAACAGCAGTATCAAGTGCTACTTGTGTACCAAGTGCTGAAAGCGTAGCTGGATTACTGAAATGTGCCTTCATGGCTTGTCCAGCCATTCGTGCGCCAGATAGGATTGAGGATAGAGGGTTCATGAGGTGGCTACTCCATTGCTGCCTGGAATTTTTCCTGCTATTACTTTACTAGGCATATCCATTGGTTGCTTACTTTGAAATGCAGAAATTGTTGATAAATCTACTTTGTCTTCTTCTGGTATGAGCCCACGATTGACGCCAGAGGCGTATTTATTTGCCCAATCTGTTGCAAGTTCTACGTTGCGAGGATCTTTAAATTTTGGTTTCCCATCAGCATTGTCAAATTTTTCTTGTGATGCCATGGCTGTATCCGCACTAAAAATAGCACGATTAATAAAATTTCTTCCTACTGTAGATTCACGTGCTTCAACGTAAGGATTATTTTTTGTATAACGTGATAAAAACTTTTGTGGGTCATTTAACACATCAGGATATGGACCAGTGGTACCTGAATAAACAGGCTGACCGTCGCGCACAGCTTGGTCTCTTACCCCAAAATTATGACTATAATACTGAGTCATTTTTTTTATTTATTTTCTCTGTGCTTGCGTAGTTTACTTAGGGTCTTTGCCAGGTTAGCTTGTTTAACGGTGGTCTTATCATATTTTTCAGGATTTGCAGTCACCTGTGCGGCAAGTTCTTTTGTAGACATGCCGCGTTCTTCTGCTTTTTTAGTAAAGGCGCCGGGATGTTTGATTGCGCCTTGTATCCAGTTCTTGTCTTCAGCCACGGTTACTTAGCAAGTAAAGATTTAACGTAAGAAATACCAACTTTTTTATTTACAAGACCATTTACGACTTCAGTGATTTGCTTGGCAGCAAGCACTTGAGGTACTTCATATGCGGACTTGGAATATTGACGAACTTTGTCTGCTGCTTTTTGTGGCAACCAACGTTCGGCAATTAAGATTGAAATATCTTTTACTTCTTTTGGTGTAAGCGTACCGTCGCTGACGGCTTCTACTGTAAGTTGAATAGCTTGGTCAATATCCGAACCGTTCCATTTTGATAGGTTCCTATCCAGGATTGGATCGACAATATCGTAAGCTTTCTTGATTACTGGACCGTACTTAAGGATATTAGATGCAACCTTAAGGCGATTGAATTTAGTAACTGCAACCGTAATTCCAGCTCCCACCAGGAGGAAAAAAGCTGGTATAAGAATTGGTTCGAGTCCTGTCACGGCAATTCCTCAGTTTTGTTCATTCTAGCCTTAGTATGCCGTTTAATACGGATTGAGTTTGGTACCGATGCCAATGTTTTTCATAATTCCTGAAACCGTTTCATCGGATGGTCCGGGTATGCCTACTGGGACTTGACTTGTTTCTGAGCGCATTACACCACGAGAACGTGCTCGGCCTGCAAGGTGGCCAAAATTCTCAAGTCCTACTTGTCCTGTAGAGGTATTACGTGCAACTCCCATTAAAGTATTAAGTGCTCCATAAGCAAGTTGCGGATCATTTGCAACTGCCATGTGTATACCAGACTGGCGTAAGGCGTTATCAAATTGTTGGGCCAGCATTGGATAAGCAGATTTGCTTATACCTTTTGTATTAAAAAGTTTATTTGCGGCGTCAATAAATTCAGGATTTCTGTTTTCTATTACGCGACCATATTTAGTAACTGTGTGCGGATCAGGTAACTCTATTCCATTTGCTGCTGCATGTTGTTGTGCAACGTTTGCAAAAATAGCGTGAGCTTGATCCCCGATGCGTCGTCGGAAATCATTGGTGGTCATTGGGACTAAACCACCTTCTGTTTTTAAATGCAGAACTTGACTTGAGCTTTGTGGGCCAAGAAGTGAATTAAATGCTTTTACTCTATCTGAACTTGTTGCGTTTTCATATGTTCTTGCTGATATTTCTGGATCAGATCCTGTTGTTTGACCAGTAAAGCCTGCATACTCAATTCTTCCTTCAGCAAGGGCTTCTTTGTCAAGTGCGCTTACGTTACGCATTGTCCGACCGCCAGAGGCTGAAATAACTGCGGAAGGATTTGCAACTTCCGGAGTTACACCGTGTACATACTCAGAACTAAGGGTTTCACGTGATGCGCCTTGACGACCTTGTTTGGTTAGGCCAGCCACGTTTTCTTCTACATAACGATCAAGAAGATCTTTAGGAGTAGCGCCCCTTACTTCACCAGTACCAACTTCCATTGTGCGTCCGGTAAATTTAGTTTGCCCCGGATCAAATGTTTCTCCGCCAAGTGCAACATTACCTGTTTTCTCATAAGCTTTTTGCATTATATGGGAAAGCTCACCACTACTAACTGCGGCGTGCGCTTGATCAAGTGAAATACGTTCTCCAGTTTTTGCAAAAACTTCTGCAACAAGGTTTGCAGCTTTCAAATCTTCTGGAGAAACATTACGTTCAGGCCTTGCACCACGGGTATACCATGGGTCTCTGATTTCTCCTTTAATTGTTTGTACTGGAGGAAGTTCAAACCTACCTTCCCTTGCTTTCCGAGTATGTTCTCCTGTCCATGGATCGGCTTGTTGCGTTAAACCAGAAATAAATGAATCAACTTTATCTATTGTTGAAGGAACAGTAGCTGAAGTTTGTTGTGAGACGTTAAAAAGTTCCGGCTGCACTACATTTGCACTTTGACCAGTTAAGGTTTCTCCGCTTGATGGTTCAACTCCAGCTAGGGAACGCATCCGCGCCAAAGCATCAACTTTAGGCATTTCTGAAAGTTCTAATTGAACTGGGTCTGCTGGGTCAACGCCACGACGAATTTCTTCAAACGTTAAACCTGCTTTACGTTTATTTGCTACATCAAGAAGACGTGCAGTAGCTTCTGACCGTTGTTGTTGTGCAACAATGTCGCCGGTCTGTTCTGGAGCAAATGTCTGGCTTGAAGTGATTACTTCGCTTTCAGTTACAGGTTTTGTACTTAAAACCTCACGAACAGGCGATCCAACCGGAGATCCTTTTGCAATTTGTACTTCTTGGGTTGAAACTGGCACATCTGCTTGGTTGTAACGTTGTGCAGTTGTTGGAGGGGTTACATCGCCAGAATTACGGATTGTGTCTGGATCAACGCCACGGTCTATCCCTAATCCCCCTAAGAAGCTTGAAACACGGTTACCAATATTTTGTGCGCTTTGTTTAATGGTTGCGCCAGCATTTTGTACAGCTTGACGACCTTCTGGAGTAACAGCAAGTGCAACGCCACCTGCAACAAGTCCGGCGCCAAGTGCTGCACGACCTAAATTACGAACTAAATTATGTTGTTGTGCTTCATCTTCAATGCGATCTGATTCTTGATTAATATAGTGTTCGCCAGTAAGTGTTGCGTCGTGTGTACCTACAACTTTTGAAACGTTGTTATCTGGCGTAACAGGTGAATGCAAAGCGCTATCTGCATCAAAGCGCTGCATAGAAACCGGCTGATCGTATACAATATTTGCGCCAGGGTTACTTAGAACCCTATTTGCCCCTGATTTACCAAAATTACGTACAAATTCATGTACATGAGGCGCCATCGCCATCTTTTCTTCTGGTGTTTGAGGGTATTTATTGCCTGTAGAGGACGCCCAGAGAGCAAAATCCTGCGGTGATACGGGCATCTTATTTAAATTCTTTGATATATCTGATTTTAAGCTCTATAAACATGCTGTGACCCCTATCGGCGCCTTAAAATAGGCCATTTTGGGGTAAAAATTACGGCAGGCATCAAGCAACTATAGCGCCAGAGGGTGGGCTGAAACAAAAAAAGAAAGGGTAGATGCACGGGTGCATTGGACGGTGCGTTAAGAGTAGGTTATACGTTATGTATGTGTGTAGGTTGAGGCTTCCTCTGCGCTTGGGAGCGTATGTTAAGACATTTGCTTCGATTGATAGTATATAGTGCTTCGATTAAAAATTTTATTCGATGGGTGAAGCAGGATTTGTGTTTCACCTGCTGCGTTTAAACCAGGTTTACCCTGTTATACTTCCCAAACCTTAATTTATATGCCCTTCTCCCTTATTCTCCCTCCAAATCCCTTCCAGCGCAACGCATCTCAGCGTTTCCGTCAGGTGGAAAGTGGCCAGCCAGGAAAATTCGGCAGGAGCTGTGGATATCTTTTCTTGCTTTAATTTTAACTACGTTTTTATTTAGTATAACCTTTTGCTGCGTAAGATTTGTATTTATTCGGGAATTAAATTTTGTATTTAATACTACTTCGTTGTAGACGACTTCCTCCAGGCTTCGATGCTTGGATGCAGTCCTCTTGACTGCAATCAATTCTACCAAAGCTAACTCCAATGAACAACACATCTCCTTTCCAAGATGCTTTCTTTGCTGCAGAAGAGGCTGCAGAAGAAGCTGCAATGAATGAGTTTATGGCTAAGAATGACGCCAACGCAACTCTTGCAAAGGTTGCATTCAAAGTTGCATTCACAGCTGCAGTAGCAGGTGTTGGATACCTTGCAACACGCCCCAGAGTAAAACGAGCAGTTGCTGAACTGTTCAAAGCTGAATCCGTTTAAGCGGTCAGGGAGGTGCAATGCCTCCCGCAGCTCTTACCAACACTACGTTTTAATGTTTTGTTGGTTCTCTGAAGTAAGTTTTGTATTTAAACTTGCTTCGTTTTATCCTTTGCACCACCGGTATGACCTCTACCACCGCTGTGTACAACATGATCCAGGATCTACGTATCCTGGCTCGCAGAGATTCCAGTGAGTATCACCCTATGGTTGATCGTGACCTGGAACAATTCCGCCTCTCCTTCCTTGATGCCTTCGAGGCATTCATGGACCTAGGCAAAGGTGATCTCCAGCCATTCATTGTGGTTGGAAATAAGATCATCTCCAGTAACAAAGAGTTACTGAAATGGCTTAAGCATGAGCTTGAGCTAGAAGCTGACTGGTAACCAGACCAGCGGGGAGGTTTGAGCCCTCCCTCAGTTATTGCCCAGTAATGGGCACCAACCAAACAGGAGTACCCAATGCTTTCATGGTCACCAGAAGGTTGTCCTACTCACCGGGTTACCTGGTATGGAGGACAGTCAACTCAAATACACTTTGAAATACTACAGAAAGACGAATGGCGCCAAGTGGATATCAAGACCTTAAATGAACTACCTACCGGCGTTAAAGAATTTCAAGAACTGCTTATTGACTGCTATCAAGATTTTGTCTGATAACACTTAAAGATTTATTAACTTACCCAATCGCAGCCTGGGTCAGGATGCTGCTTATTCCTTTGCTTTCACAACATGTCTTCAGCTAACAACGGAATGATCGTCGGTACCATCGTGTCCGACATCATTCAACGTCAACCTAATGATCAACTCGCAGTAACACAATTCCGTGTTGCTCCAGTCGACGCCAGGAAAGAAGATTCTCCTATTCCATTAACTGCTTACAACGGTATTGGTACCAACATCGTTGATAAGTACAATCAAGGTGATCTTGTAAGCGCTTCTTACAGATTGCGCTACCAAACCTGGCAAGACCCAGAAGGCAAGTATCTCAGCCGAATGGAAGTTGTAGTGACATCCATTACTACAATCCGTCTCGGTAAGATCAGTACTGCCAAACGAGCAGAAGCTGCAGCTGGAACTGACAATCCAACTGAACCTCAGCTCAACATCCTAGAAGAAGCTAAACTCGCTTCTTTGTAATAAATTTTCACTCTATAGGGTAGTTTTAGCATTTGTTGAAACTACTCCTTGGAATGAATTCTCCTACTGATGGTCACAAGAAGGAGATCCTTTGATCCCTTTTCTGTGGTCCTCACCTGAGGCCCGCTGTGTGAAACTTAAGGTTTTCTTTATGTTTCCACACAACAAATCACTTCCTTTCCACTAACAACATGTCCAAACCTTTCATTGCTTTCGTCGGACTCACACTGACCGGAACAGTAGCTTGGCTCAAACTCAACGAAGAACAGCAGGAACGCATCAAAGAAGTGATCAAGATTAACCGGCGCAAGCTTGCTAACCTGATTGCTCCAAGTGAAGATCTTGGTGACCTAACAAACGCAGTAGATCCTGCTGTCCTGGAAGAAATTGCTGCATTCTGTAATGCAACTCCAGGCACAGAAGAAGCCTGACACCGCAACAATTTAATCATTTTTATGGAGTGAGTTTGTATTTAAGCTCGCTCCGTTTTATTCCTTTGCAATCAAACCATGCAACGTCAAGACTACTCCTTTCTCTATCAGAAGAACAGCGACGGTTACCTCGTTACAATCCGTGGTGACTTTGCTGAAATGACCCGTGTGAACGTTGTTGAGAAACGTTCTCAATACATCAAACTGGAAGCTCCTGTCGATGTAATCCGCCAGTCAGTCAATCAACTGATCGGTCGAGGCTACCGACAAGTCAAAGCTCTTGAGCTAAGCTGGAGAGCACTCGCTTCCGATTGACAATCACAAGAAGGGGCGTGAGTCTCATGAGTCTTACGCCTTTTCCTGTGGTTCTCACCATGAACCACAACCCATTTACAATCCTTTGCAAATGAACCCTGTTATTGCCGCCATTGCGTCCGGTACTCTTCTCGGTTTCGGAACAACAATGGTTCTTCAAGATCTAATCAACGTTCACGTCTCCAAAAGCTGCAACACAACGCTAAACCAAATAGTTACCGTTCGTGGTGTAACTGGTGACGCAAAATACTGCATCTCTACAAAACTTCTTCACGGTCCCAGTAACCTCAACCTAAATCAATGATCGGTTTCTCAATTGAATTCAAACGCTGGTACTTTGTACTACGTGGACCACTGGGTAGAGTTTATTTAACTGCCGGTTTTGCTTCAAGGCCGCCAGTTGTAATTCCTAGTGGCTTTACTACGTGGAAAGATTTTTTTGATAAGGAAGGACATGATTTGTGTTCACCTGACGAACAGCCTGAAGATACCTTAACTCAGTAACAACTATCCTGGCATTCAGCGCCAACCTGATGTAAGCCCAGGACATTCCTTTGCAACCTAACAATGCTTAACTCTGGACAACAACTCGTGGCCAAGGTCATGGGTTACAACCCCCTCTCAGAAGAGGAAGGTGCAGAACCTACAGACCTCTTCGCTTGCAACCTTCCTAACGACATCAGAGAAGGTTGGCCAGTTGTCAAATGGAAAGGCAACTGGTACAACGTTCCAACCATGGAGGAAGTAGAAGAGTGGACATTCGACTCAGTATGTTTCACCCCAGATGAAGATGAAGTCGAACCAGACGATCCGAAATCCTGGCTTTCAATCCTTGGAATGATCTAACAACATGAACTTCATTGACGAACAACGCAATGCTGACATGCTTGATGCCCTGTCAGACATTGCAAACGAACAAGAAGCTGCAATGCGTGAGTCTGATCAGTCTGACTGGGATGGTGTATGCGAAATCTCAGCAGACAAACGCAACGCCTGTGACAACTACAACGAAAGGTACGTCTTACCTGATTACAGGGTCTGACCTTTCTAAATAGCTTAACCAAACCTTAATATCCGCAATCAACACAAATGAACTATGACTTCTACATTCCTGGTAACGTGTACGACTTAACAAATCGCTTACCTGCAGACAGGAATGGAGACCGTTTCGGTATGGTCTTATTCTTCCATCCAAAAGTTGGTTGGACCTGTGAGCCCTGGTCCGATGCAGCATACTTTCAAAGTGAAGGCTACACTTCATGGACTCACACTCCAACCATGCCAAAAGTTCTGATTCATTCTCCAATGCAATCAGATATAGCAAACCAAAACTTGATTGAAGGCTGACCTCTACTCCATTTCTAACGCCATGGACATCAAAGACATCACAATTGAAGATGACATCATTACAATCACAGCACTAATAGAAGATAAAGTCCTTCTGCGTCTTTCTGATAGTGTCAACCCAGCAGAATACGGTCCTGCAATCTGTACTGCTGTAATCGACATTACAGATGTACCAGATTGGATCAATCTATCTCTGCTATCACAAATCGAACGAATGCACGTCCTTAAAAGTCTTTTTAACTTTGACAAACTGGATTGGGAAGTAGTTGAGAATAATATTGACGATTTTAATGACGTTTATTAATCACCACAACCTCACAAATTTTAATTAGATATGACTAATCAACACCCGATCACCCCACCGCCTGAACTTGTTGAGCAGTGGGTCCGTATGCTTGAGTACCTCCCAGACAAACAAGTTTTTAGTGAAGTTGCCCAATGGGGCGCCGACCAGGAGCTGGAGGCGTGTTGTGAGTGGCTTGAAGCTAATGGTTATCCTGGCACTGCTTTTGAACTCAATGATCTCCGCCGCCCCCAGCCGCCGAGCTTGAAAGAGCAGGCTTTGACTGCGCTACACGCTGTTGCGACAGGAGCAAATGACACCCGTGAACAATACCAAGACCTTGACACCATCCGCCGCGCACTGGAGGCCCTGCCCAATGACTGAACAATCTACAAAACTGCAAGATCAACACCCAATTGAACTGTTGATTCTTGCTTTCTTCTTTGTTGCCGCCGCTATCATCGACCTTTGGCAAGCTCTACACCTGGTTTACTCCAGGGAATTAGCTTTACAAAGAAGGGAAGCTAGGACAAATGTACTAGTCCCGGTAGTAGAACAGGTCGCTCCAGTAGAAGAAATTACTGCTGCCCCACCATCCGCTAAAGTAAAGACGACCTCAAGGGCCGCCAAAGGCTTTAACACCTCTGTAAAACCTTAAGAGAATCTAAAGATCAACTGGTTTGATTTGGGGTTAAGCCTGCTGCGTTTAACCCCATTCTTTTTGTCCTTTTGCGTTTAACTCTCACCATGCAATTCTCCCTCCCTTCCAACCTCAAAGAACAACTTATTGCTTACGATCCAAAGTTAAAAGCTTTGGCTAAGGCTACCGCTACTACTACAAGCAAACCCAAGAAACAACGCACTCATCTTGGCTTGCCTGATGATATTATCCCTGCACACATTGTCACACCTAATGATTTACTTGCAGCAGTAACTGCTATTAACCAAGAAGAAGTTCCATATCGCTATCATACCTTTAGTCGTGTTACATATGATAAAGATATGGTAGCCACAACAAAACTTAAAGCTGTTGTGTACCACTACGAATCCTTGTGGATTGCAGCATGGTTACCTAATTCAGGTGAAGATTATATCTATGGGTTTACTTATGCATTCAAGAATACAGAAACTGTACGTAAACAGGTATACATTAGGAGCATAGATATAAAAGATACTACTATTAAAAAGTATGGACGCATAGAGTTCAATGTCTATACAAAGTTTGTAACAGCAGAAGATGTATCTAATGGATGTCAATCACACTATTGGGAGCATGGTAACTTCAAAGGATACAATGCAAAAGGCAAAGAGATAAGGCCACATGTAATACAACCATTTCGAGAAGCTATTGTAAATTCAATACCTAACTACACCGATGGTAATGTATGGGACAGAATAGATACAGCTAAAAATAATTACTATGAACTATTGGAATTACGTTATGCAACAATACCAAAGAATCAAAACATTGTGCCTAGCTTTGAATTGTATATGGAAATACTAGGGGCACGGTATACCGAAGATTCAAGTAAATCATTTGCTGTTATGCAGGAAAAACTTAGCAAGCCATGGTTTAAACGTTACATCAATGAGCAGTGTCAATTAATTATTAATACGTTCAACGATCCAGCTACTAAAACTAAGAAAGAAATTAGCTCGATACATAAAAGACTTATGCATACTCTAGGTTGGATTCTAGATATTCTTGATATATATCCTGATTGTCCTATGGATTATTTGCAGACTGGTATACAAACTAATATGTTTTTATCTGTCGGCCGTATCTATGCAATGCATTATTACGGAAATGATTCGTCGTTAAAGGAATGGCTAACAGCTAATCTGCCAATAGCATCATTGTTTAATATGCTAAACAAGTTTATAGAAGATGAAAAGCCAAGTAATACGTATAAAGACAGACAATTAGACTGTTATATGATTACATTCTATTCATTTAGAGATACAATGGACATGATTGTTAATGTATTAACTGCAGGCAAAGAACTTACTCCACCTAGGCGTTGGCGTTATACTGAGTTTCATGATCACGTGCAAGCAGAAGCCTGGAAGATAAATAACCTAAACCAAAAACTACCACAGGATTTATTTCCTGCTCCTGTCAAAGTAAAACTTGATGATGAGACTTGGACATTTATTCAACCCATAGATACCCATCAGCTTGCGCAATGGGGACAAGCAGTACGTAACTGTGTGGGTGCATCATCAGCATATGCTAATGCTGTGAAAGCTAAGAAACAATTCATTGTTTTATGTATGATTGACAACAAGCCTGTATTCACAATACAACTTAAGGTATCTAACGGGACCATGCATGTAGAGCAGATTGCAGGACCAAGTAACAAATCATTAACATCTATAGAACGTGAGAAATATCAAGGTATATTCCAAGAAGCTTTACGGATCCGTGAGTCTGAATTGTGTTCTGCATAACTACGTTTTAAACAACTAACGTAAAGCCGGTCCTAGGTCAAGACCTTAAACTGACCTTTCCTTTGTACCTTCTACACACACCATGAACCCAATAGAAATTCACAACACAACAGAAGCCATGATCCGCTTTGGTGGTGGCTTCGTCAAAACATTTGCTACTACCGTCAGAGTAGCTGACACCAACAACAGAACCCGTCTCTTCCAGGCTTTCCCAGAACTCCTGGAGAAGTACGGTCCCAAAAGCAACTTCTACTCCTCCGTCACCTCCACAGAACAATGAGGCAAACTGAAATTCACTTCGAAGAATCCAAGTGGAAGTTGCGTGACGGCAGCACCCACGTCTACAAAATGCCTTCAAGCAGAAGGCTTGAACTAATCATCAAAGCTTTAAAAGATATTGTCGCCACAGAGAACAAAGTTGACTACATGTACAGAGAGCTACCTTTCTGGGCTGACGAAAAAATTGAAGAGGCTATTGAAACCCTAGAGTTCATCACTGAGTACGACCCCACAGACGAAATCTGTGATGGGGAACCACCAATCACTGCAGCTGAAATGGCATCTGCTTCCTGGAAACAACACCTCGAATTTCATTCCTGATCCACTTATGACAACTGTGGACGAGCAAAGAAAGCTGCAGTACACTGCTCATGACCTGAGCATCCACGCTCAATCACCCTCATCCTCTGCACCTACCATGGAAAAACGAATCCTCTCACTCACTCCAAAAGAAGCTGAAGTTGTTATCAAATATTTAGTGATTGCCATTGATGAAATGTTGGGCGATCTAAACATGGGAGAAACTTCAAACACTTCTTCCCTTCTCATCAATGATGAAGTTGACCTACTAAACGAAATAGTAAATCAAATCAAAGGTAATTGAGAACCATTTGCAATAAGCTAATGCAATCCGACAGCAAGCAAAGGTTTCTTACAATTGCCGTCTGCCTAGATGGTGAATGGAAAGAAACCGTTTACCGTACAGATGACCCCAGCTGGAGGGAAGCCTTTCAAATCTTAAAAGAATCTAAGAACAAACTTAAACTTGTTTACCACTGAATCAACTCAAATGAACCTTCCCATTCCACCAATCAATCCATTTCCTCCAGTCAATCCTATAAACAACTTCACAAACCTAGACATCAACACACCCCAGGGACACTGGGGTGGACATGTACTCAAGGTCGGCATCATGACCTTAACCCACTTAATTGGACCACAAAACAAGCAAATCAATGTCCGCTCCATGGACATCGGAATTACAAAGCAGATAGATCTTTATTGAATGAAAAACACGCCACAGTTCTTTCTGTACCGGAACAACTCCAAGGAATTTATTCAAAACATCATGAACAACATCGAATTTCCTTCCAATAACGACGCCAAGGATCTAAGCCAGCGGGACAGCTACAGCCTCCAGCAGCTGCAAGCCATGCAAGTAGTGGCACGCATGAAAGAAGCTGCAGACAAGGTAGGTGCTGGATTTGTTGGAGGTTTTGTCACACCAACTGGAGAACGCTTCCTTATGTCCAACATGGATAGCGACAGCAGCCAGCTCAAAGCAATCAATGCCAAACTAAACGAACTGCAGAACAGGGATTAAAGCTGATACAATTTTAGTAATTGCTATCGCTTCATGGATTACCTCAGTAAGATCAACACGATCATCAGTACCATTGAGGAACTACAAGAGAACCCTGAGTTCTTGAGTAAACTCACAAGTGAATCGGAGATCTCCCTTGATGAGGCCCTGGAGCTGTTCTGTTCAATCGAAGACATGGTAACTCCAACACCAGAAAAAGAAATAGATGATCCAATCAGGTGGCGTTTTGAACAAGACAAAGAAAACGAAATTGATTCTGCAAATTAAAGCACCTTTAATCGGAAATTAACCGATCATCCTTTTTACACGAGACAAAGTAATGCTTACTGGACTTGCTTCTTTATGCGGATTTGTTGGGACCACCTACTTGTGTGGTCCCATTGGGATAAATCCATTTATCTACAATCCTGCTTATTTCCAACAACAAATTTATCAACCAACTTTTCCCTGTTACAACTATGTAAAGAAACCATTAAATCTAACTACGGAAGAGCGTTAACGCTCATACTGTTAACATAATCTTGCAGTAGATCATTGGCTTTTTGTTTTGCATATTCTTCTTTTGCTGCTTCATTTTGGCTTTGCGTAACAGCATTGTTGTAAGCAGGCATAAGCTGCTCATTGTATACGCGTTGTTGAATTAAACTTTGAGGAGTCTGAGAACGTGTTGTATTTGTATCTACGCCTAAATTAAAACCGTACTCTTGAGTCCCAGGTTTGCCTATTCCTAATTGAGAATCAACTTGGTGTCGTCTAAATTTTTCAAGAGCATCCGGATTGTTTTGAAAAAATTCACGCATAGCTGGATCACTCACCGATGCTAACGCTTCTTCTGAACTTACTTTTGGAGTATGAGACTTACCAAAACTAAGCATTACGCCGTAATCATTACTTCCTGGTACACCGCCAGGGTGATAAAAACCTTCTAACGCAGCACGGTAGCCGCTCTGATGGTCACCAACTGGAATTTTTATGCTCCCACTAACTGCATTAGAACCTGGTGTGTAATTTGCTTGTATGTCAGTACCGTACTGATTAACGTACCCTCCTTTTATTTTTAAATTTTGATCAGTTCTATATGCAGGCATCGGCCTTAAAGGCCTATCAATTGGCTGTGCACCAGGGTAACCTATTTGCGTGCTCGGCCCAGCCCCAAAGGGGCTTACTCCTCCCATCTGGGCACCTGCTTGGGACGTAATGGGAGTAAAGAAAGATGAATCTGGCATTTTAAATATTTTTACTTATTCTATCAAACTCCAACTTCAACTGGTTTACTTCTGATGTACAGAACCAAAGCTCAGCACTTCTACAAGTCTCAAGATCCTGACTACATCCACAGCAATCATGAAGGAGTGCGCAAGTTCTGGAAGATCTATCGAAAGATCAAGATGGTCATCAAAACACTGTATGATATCAGTTCAGTTCTTGTTATCATTATGAGCTTTGATAAGGTCTATAAGTATAAAAGTTGGAAGGTAATTAAAACCTGGCAAGTTGCTCAACTCATAGAAAGATTCCCGCGAATGCTCAATAATTTTAAACATAACTTCATGCCTGCCTTCCATTGAATCTTTTAATGTAACACAAGCTACAATTTAACCTGCTCTTAACACCATAGCAGATGCAGGCAGGTATCCTGGATGAGCTAACTTCTCAGTGGTACCAATGGTTTCTACTCGCGCAACCTCGTGCAAAAGCATAGATTCATGCCTCGCATAATGAGATACCGGAGAGTAAATAAATCATGGAATCCACCAGCGAACCAGACCCTGCCAGCAAATCAAATCCATTCACTTCTCACCTTGTCTGGGCCATCATGACAAAGACAGCCACAGGCAAGAGTGAGGTTATCAGAATCGTCCGCAACCACGAGGAAGCCGACCAAGCCGTTCAAGATAACCCATCCATGTTCTACAAGTCAGGCCCCATTCTGCTAGCCTAATTCAGCATCAAAGTTCCCTATTTCATGAAGATGCCAGTTCTTGGTTACACCGTGTTGATGCACCACCAGGGAGTGGGGACATTTGCTCCTCACTTCCCTTCCATAGATGAAGCGGAGGAGTTCAGCAACGCCATGAGGATCCTCACTGATGGCACTGCAATAAGTGAACCCATCCCAGTCGTAGCCAGTAAGAATTACATCGTCAACTTCGACGAAGCATCAGCAGTAACTTAAGAACCTAACTAAACATGATTACCAGGGTTGTGCTATCGTTTAGGTAGCACAACTTTTTTATACATGGCAATAGTAGTCAGTGTTTCAGTCCCCGACGCCCTACACCAACGGTGGAAAGAATCAGAGCTAGATCTGAGTCCCTCCTCCCTATTTCAAACAGCGTTAGAAACTGAACTCAACAAAACAAATCAACACCTTGTCTACTGGAGCAACCGTGCTCTACAAGCAGAGAAAAAGCTTAAGACAATCTTAAATCTAATCAATGCATCAGACAAGGAAGTTAAGAAGTTCTTAATCTTTGATGATATGAAGTGACCTTCACAAAGCAATCTCTTGACCTGGCTTGAATAAAGTATAAAATTGTACTGCACCAACAACACCAACCATGATTAAAGAAATTGACCTTGACTTCGACACAGTAGACCTTGAGTTCGATCCTCCCCACAAGGAGGAAAGCACGGAACCACCAGCTGAAGTGATCATAACGCCAGAAGTAAAACATTCACACTTACTTACATTCAATGAAGAACAATTAGATGCAATGAATGATACGCTCCCTTTATTTAAAGAACTGGGAGTAATTTCTGAAGATGTAGATCTTGATCAATTTATAGATGAATGCTTTGTTCGTGGCCTCAATGAACTCTTTTTTGAAAGTATGTCCAAACTAAACGCATCTAGTGAATCTTAAGACAATATAAAAATTAATAAAAAGTGAAGATTTTATTCGCACTTCCTTCCCTTATGTCACGCCCACCGCCAGGTAGAATATATAGTATATAAGTAACTATATAAAGTATATATAAACCATAGACAAAGTATAAATAAAAGGGGCCGGGCACTGTACCGGCATTTTTATTGGCAAAAAAAGAGCCAGTCCCCCTCGGAACCAGCTCCTGAATCCTTTGCACACTTGTCATCCTACTCCAAAACCTCTATAGTGTGCAAGTCCATCGGACCTAACCTTTGCAACCCTCCTATGAACTCCTTCTCTTTTCAGAACATTCAGTCTCTTGAGATCACTGCAGCCGATCAGCCGTCCCTGAACGTAGCAGACGATCAGTTGGTCCTCACAGCTACCCGTAACGGTAGCCGCATCATGATCACCGCTCCTCTTAGCCACATCATCCCTACTCCAGTACAGACAACTGTCAAGTCAAACTTAAAGGCTTCACGGAAGGTTAGCTCATTAAAAGGTAAAATCCTTGATCCTTCTGATGAGCGCGTAGGAGAAAAGAATGGTAATGCAAAACTTAATGTTGGCCAGGTAAAAGTAATCAAAACAAAGCTTAAATGTGACAAATTTATGGGTGATTACAAATCAAGGACCGCAGCACACAGGGTACTTGCCGGTTGGTACGAAGTAGATACGAGCTGCATTTATCAGATCGATAACAACCTTACCTGGAAGCACGTAACGATCTGATGGTTAAATTTTTTAACGTCACGGTTGCTTTTGGTGATGGATGCCCCATCCGCACCGTAGTAATGGCTCAAACTGCTTTTGAAGCACACGAGAAAGCACTCAAGCGTTACCCTGGATCCATCAGAGCCTTGGTTAAAGGGGTAACAACAGAACCAGATCCTACGAACTCACTTTGTTTTGCACCATGATCAACACAACCGTTCACGAAGGTTTGACTGTTCATTACGATGATGGAAATGAAAATAAAGAAGTATCTTTAACATTTGAATGGGACGAAGAAACCCATCCACAATACAATTATCTTAATGAAATGACATCGGAACAGTTGATTGCCATGCTTGTAAAACGCGTAGAAACTGTATTAGATGAAACCAATAATGATTAAAAGTACGTTAACTTTCTGAGGTAAATTATGACAGGAATGACCCCAAGGTTTAAACCTATCTTTAGGACTGTTTAGAACGAGGTATCAGTCGTGGGTACGCACGTGCCCACAAACACGTAGAAAAACCTTCAGATTCAGACATTTTTGAGAACATTCACGACACTGTAATGAGTGAACTGTATGAGTACTTTGATTTTTTAGATTCTGACGATTAAGTTTTCAAATGAACTGTTCTAAGTGCAAATCTCGCGCCACAGTTAGGGACACAAAATGCAATCTAGAGGGAGCTAAAACACGGAGGTACCACTGCAACACTTGCAGCAACCGATTCACCACAGCAGAAGTACCAATCGACTGGTTGGATGAACTAAGGGAGCTTCGGTACATACGTACTCAAATGCAGAAACTTTTAGGAAGTTCAACAGTTTCTGCAACAGTTGAAGAACCTGTCAATAAAAAAATAAAAACTTGCCAAGAATGTAGCCACTGGTGGAAAGGTGTATGTAACCTTGAAATACCAGAGGCTGGTGATTATTTTGCTACCGAGTGCTCTGCTTACGAGGATCCTAATGACTAAACCAGTTACAACTATCTTGACTATTGCTGTGCACTCACCTAATAGCAATCCTGTTTATGGTGCTGGTTCTTTACATGTGTCACTAGATGATGAAGCAGGTGGTGCTTATATCACCATCAAAGAACTAAGTGACGGTTCAGAACACGGTGTAGTGCGTATAGATCCTGACGAGGTTCCAATAGTATTTGAAACTGCTATGAAACTACTTGCTCAAGAAACATTGAACAAAAATGACACTGACAATTAATTGTCCCCACTGTGATCACAACCACTGCACTACACTAAGAACAGGACTTCACGCTAGTGGAGTACTTATGCGTTCACGTAAGTGCTCCCACTGTAAGCAACACTTTCCTACTTATCAGTTACCAGGAGAATCCCATCAAACAGTAGGTTATTTGCCTGATCAGTATAAAGTCTCACGAAAAAATTCTCCCCTTACATATGAAGTTGCTAATATAATTCGAACTCGTGTTGCCAATGGTGAGAACCAAATAGAACTAGCTAATGAGTTAGGCCTACATCGTTCAACTGTTGGTAAAATAGTACGTAATGTTGTATGGACTGAAGAAAAAGTTAAACGAAAAGAAGAGGCAAAAACATATAAATTATCCCGTTGCCATGTATCAGAATGCGTTCATTGGGAACGTAAATGCACCATGGGTTTTACTGAGCTTGATGGCTACGACTGTGCATGTTATGCAAAAAAAAGAAGAGCAATGAATATTTAGCCTTTATTTAGCTATCGTATTGTTTAACCCCACAGCAATTTTGAAATGAGTTCCGTTCACTTGGTTTGGTCTACCCCAGGGGCAGAGCAGCTGATCGTGCAGATGGCACGGGTAAGCTCACCTGAAAACGCAGACAACATGGAAACAGCCCCAAGGCTATTGAAGTACCTAATCAATCACAAGCACTGGTCACCATTTGAGATGGCTAATATGTGTGTCATGATTAATACTGAACGAGATATTGCCGCTCAAATTATTAGGCATAAATCAATTTCATTTCAAGAGTACTCTACACGTTATTCAGAAGCACAAGAAATTAGTTTGCCTACGTTTCGACGCCAGGATCATAAGAATAGGCAGAACAGCTTTAATGATTTAGAGCCAGAACTTGTCAGTAGTTTTGTTCGTAGGTCTTCTTATTTGCTTAAGGATCTGCGTGATCTTTACAACGAAATGATTGAAGCAGACGTTGCAAAAGAAACTGCTAGAAGGATCTTGCCTTTGTGTACAAAAACAACAATGTATGCAAATGCAAGCCTAAGGTCTTGGATTCACTACCTACAGGTCAGGACAGACCTAAGCACCCAGCAAGAACATCGAGGTATTGCAGACATGATCAAGTTGATCTTTGAAGGGCAGTTCCCAATCATTGCAGAAGCTGCCTTTGGCCCTACTTCTGCTGTATGATTCTATGGGTTTCAGCTGACCCTTCCTGGCCAGGAACACCCCGAACTCTTGCTGCAGCCGCAAGAGTTTATTAACTTCTTTGGGACTGGAAGACCCAAAGTCGTAGCAGGCACAGGGCGCCCGCCGCACGGGCTGAGGAGCTATTGCGCTCTAACCCTGTATCTGTAACTTTCAAAAGCTTTGTAGGGAGGGACCGCACCTTGATCAGAGGCACGGCCCGTCTGTTACCAGCCAGGGGAAACCGTAAAAATCCTGACTCCCTTTTTTATGATAGGGCTGACACGGTTCTGCTTCGCCCCAGCTGCTATAATACATGAACAACACACACGCTGGGGCGTTTCCGTGTAGGATCTTGGCCCCTTTTATTATGGCCAACCACCATGTCAACACTCTGCAAACCTCGAAAAATTAATTCTGTTAGCTGTGATTCTGGTAGTATCTACATTGTGGACCCGTGTCATCTTGAAACTTCTTCAGGTGTCACCGGTCGCAATCCTCTTTATTTCGGTGCTAGTTTCAATACCGAAATAGGAGACGGTGAATTCAACATTTATGAACAACGCGACAACAAGGGTCACCTTCGTCGCATAGTAATCGAAATTGATTAAATGAATTCCAAGTTGTACAGTTTGATTATTTTTTGCATTTGGTTCGTCTGTAGTTTAATATTTATTTTTAATCCTGCATTGAGCGGTATTTACTTGGCAATCATCAATATTGCCTTTATGATAGCTGCGATCCTTTCCTTCTCAGATCAGTCATGAACTACTTAGATCCAAGGGAACAGCCGAACCAATGGCTTGGTGAGGTGCTTAAGAACCTTTTGAAAACTGCTATTGAAGTCAAGAACGCAGAATCCATTGAGCTTCTTGAGTTTGCCCACAAGCAACTTGCTCTATGGATTGACCCAGGGATCTTGAGTTCGGTCTTTAGCGATTGGATTGAAGAGTATGTTGATGAGATGGAAGCACAACAAAAACCAGTAAGTACGGAGGAGCTGACCGAGACTTGCACTTAAGTGTAAGGGTGGTAAGGTGGCGGCAGATACGCTGGTTCATCGATGGAAGAGCTAATTGCCATGATTCAAGGCGACCCTGTCTTATGGGAAGTCATTGAACAACTAAAACACCAAGACGAAGACCTGGACGACTTCATCCTTAACATAGCTCAAATGCTTAGTGTTGAGTTTGAGGAAATGCACCGCACTGATCTCAGTGATAAGCTGTCCGCTTTGTTTGGTGGTCTGCCGCCACAAGCCTTTAAGATGGCTCCTCTGTTTCTGCACATTGCCTTGGATCTATTTCTGATGCGTGCAGTGCCTGATCACGCCAGTATCAAGGATTAAGGTCATGCAAAGAGGTTTTGTTTTCTGTAATAAAGACTTCACTAAAGTTCTTTGCATTGACTCCAAGGTTCATGGTTTTGTAATGATTTCTGTTGACGATACGAAAGCTTTGAATAAAGCTATGTGCCTTCATGATTTGACAGAAGCTAAGAACATTCAAAGCCGCCTTGATGTCAATGGAATGAATAATGATCTAGAAATTACTAACATTGCCCGCTTGTACAAAAAGTTCTACTAATGACAAGATTTGTACTTGACCTTGAGTCCAACGGTCTGCTGCCGACCATGGACAAAATTCATTGTATTGTCCTTTATGATCTAGACAAACAAGAGTATATTAGCTGCGCTGATCAACCTGGATATAAACCATTAAGTTATGCTATTGAGTGTATCCAACAGGCTACACTCTTGGTGGGTCATAACGTAATTAAGTTTGATATTCCTGCTCTCAAAAAGATTTACCCTGATCTCATACTGAGTCCGGATTGCACTTATTTTGATACGCTTATCACCAGTAGGTTGTTCTGGCCGGAGCTTGAGCCAGTTGATCACGCTAAGTACAGTCACATAGAACGTAAGTACTTTGGTAGGCATTCATTGGCTGCCTGGGGTGAACGTCTTGGCGTAAGTAAAATTGACTTTAAGGCTGAGTTAAAAGAACAAGAGGAAGAAGTTAAGAACGTATGGGAATCTTGGTCCGCCACCATGCAAACTTACTGCATGGCAGGCCACCACAAGTTTTTGCGTGACGATTTAAGTTGGGTCCCGTGCAAAGATATACACGAAGGTGACACAATTTTAGGGTTTGACGAGTTTCCAGAAAAACAAACTGGTCGGTGTTTTAAGCCTACAAAAATATTAAAAAAAACAACAGATCAAGCTGAACTGTTTCGCGTTACTTTGAAATCAGGAAAAACTTTTGATGTCACAGCTGAACATAAGTGGTTGGTAAGAAACTACAAATCACGTTCATCTTTGCAAAACCCTTTTGAAACCAGAACTCAACTAGTTTGGGCGGAAACTAAAGATTTAATGGCATCAAAATGTTTTGCAATTAAATATATGAATACTTGGGAAGATGTAAAAACATGGGAGGCAGGTTATCTTGCAGGAATTTTTGACGGCGAAGGCAATGTTAGAAGGCATCAGAAGTGGGACCGCCTTGATTATTCTTTTGCGCAAAAACCTGGTGTGGTGCACGATTTAGCGTGCAAAATTATTAATAATTTGGGTTTCAGATATACTACAAGAAAAGTAATGAATACTGGTGATTGCGATTGTATTAGAGTTGTAGGCACTTGTTATGAAAAGCTTAGATTGTTGGGCATGATTAAGCCTGTTCGATTAATTAAAAATGCGCAACCTTTTGAGCGCCTTGGAAGGTGTGAAGTCAAGGGTGAAGGGGATTTTGATGAAATTGTTTCGGTTATTTCTATCGGAATGGACGTAATTTATAAGATAAGTACTGATACTAAAACATTTGTTTTAGATGGCTATGCTCACCACAACTGTGAAGGTGACATTAAAGTTTCTATACGTCTGTATGACTACATGCTCAGCCAACAAGCTGACCCACGATCAGTAGAGCTAGAGCATCAATTTGCTTTAGTAATGGCAAAACAAGAACAATTTGGATTTCCTTTTAATGAGAAAGCGGCCTTCGCATTGGTTAACACACTCAAAGCCAAGAGGACTGAGATCAACGACCGCCTCCAGGAAGTGTTCCCATCTATCGTCGAGGAACGGTGGTCAACTAAGACGGGTAAACGGCTTAAGAACAAGGTGCAGATCTTTAATCCAGGTTCTAGGCAGCAAACTTCTGAGCGGCTTAAGGCGCTTTACCCAGAAATTACTTTCGACACCACGGAGAAAGGGAATCCTCAGGTAGATGATGATGTGCTGGAAAAGCTTGGCACAAAGTATCCTGAAGCTAAACTACTAGCTGAGTACCAAACGCTAAACAAACGACTTGGACAAATCGCAGAAGGAAAAGAAGCCTGGCTTAAGCACGTTCAGGTTTATGGCGATGGTCGAATTCATGGTGAAGTCATCACCAATGCTTGCATCAGTGGTAGGTGCAGCCACAAGCGTCCAAACATGGCGCAGGTACCCAGTGTTGGCCACGCTTATGGTTCTGAATGTCGGGCTCTTTTTTATGCTCCTGATGGGTGGAAATTAGTTGGCGCCGACGCATCAGGACTTGAGTTACGTGCACTCGGAGCATGGCTTGCCTACTTCGACGAAGGAGATTATGCAAGGCTTGTTAGTGACCCTGCTGTCGATATTCATAGTTACAACGCTCGTATGTTCGGTATTTATAGTGGTGATAACCCTATAACAAAAGCCGAAAGGGACCTATCAAAGAAGCTAATCTTTGCTCTTGCTTATGGTGCTGGCGCAAAAAAAGTTGGTAGTATCGTACTGCCTTTTGGAAGTGAAGATGAACAATATAAACAAGGTAAAAAAACAATGGAAACGTTCTACGATAACCTTCCTGCTATTAAGCAACTAAAAGATCTCATTGAGAAGCGCGTTAATGAGAAAGGATACTTAACTGGGATCGACGGCAGAAGGCTACAGATCAGATCAAAGCATGCTGCCCTGAACCAATTGCTCCAGAGTACCGGGGCAATAGCAGTTAAGAAAGCTACATGTATTTTGTATGAGGACTTAAAAACTATTGGATTAGAGTTCGGCAAACACTGGGGTTATGTTGCACACGTCCATGATGAATTTCAAGCACTCGTTCTCCCAGCTTATGTAGAAACTTATATGAAGGTGGCAATTGATTCCTTTAAGAAAGCTGGTGAGTACTTTAACCTAAAGTGTCCACTGACAGGTGAGGCCAGGGTAGGACAGAACTGGATGGAAAGCCACTAACCAGTAATTGGTCCGCCATATAACCAGGCGTCACAGGTTCTGGCGCCAGCGCACTTGAATTTAAACAGCTGGCAATAACCAAGGTCAGCTAAATCTTCAACAGCATGAGGGTCTGCTGCAGCATGTTCATTGATCCCTTCAATAATGCACTCCATTAGCTTAGGAGACTGGTCAAAAGCTGCACAGTTACAGCACTTAGCAGTCTGTGCTGTGCTCACATCTGTATGCCACATGTCAGCTTTGTTCTCCCAGAAACCTTGATCTGGATAATCTGGATTCAATGGACCATAACCAAAATTATCAATGGTCCAGTTACGGTTCTTAATATTTTCCTTGATGTCATGGGTAGGCGTAGGACAGACATCGGAAACCTGGCTTACTTTTTTGTTAAGTAAAACTTCTGTTTTGAAATTCATTTGTTTTTTGCCTTGTGTTTCTTGGCTAATTGTACTGCCTTAGTTGCTCTTTCGGTATTAGGTACAAATTGTTTTCCTTCTCTACTGCCTAAACGTTTTTTGCGGTCAGTCTCCTCCCTTTCTTCCTTGGATAACGAAGCCCACGCTTTCTCTGGGAGATACCTTTTTGTATAGCCAGATTGAATTGCTTTGTCAGCAGTCATCGTTTTGATTCTTTGTGGGCTTTGGCTTTAGCTTTGGCTTTAGATCTTTTTTCATATTGATCTTTTGTTTGCCACTTTTCTTCTCCCCATTTTTCTAAGGATTTTTGTTTCTCATTCTTACCACCTTTATAACCGCCTCCTTCTTTTTCATATTCCTGTGCAACAAGCTGAGCTTTACGCGCTGACCATTGACCTGGCTTCCCACCTTTAGACCCAGCCATGATGCGTTTTTTAATTTGCTCACGCAGTTCAGGCTTAGTGTAAGACACTGTTTAATATTTCTTTTCTCTTGTAATCCTACCAAGTCCTAGTATACTCCTGTCAAATCAACTGATATGCAAATGATGGAAGCACGTGATTATGTTTGGCACCAGCGGTTTATGAAGCTGGCTGACCAAGTGGCAAAGTGGAGTAAGGATCCATCAACGAAAGTTGGTTGTGTCCTCATAAAGGATCGTCGAATTATTTCAACTGGTTTCAATGGGTTCCCAAGGGGCATCAATGATGATATAAATAGGTTGATGGACCGTGAGAAAAAGTATGAGCTTACGATCCACGCAGAAACAAATGCGATCATTACAGCTGCAATTCATGGTGTTAGTACCGATGGTTGTAGTGCTTATGTCACTATGCATCCATGCAGCAGGTGTTCTGCGGCACTTATCAATGCTGGAATCAAAGATGTTTATGTGAAGGGTTGTAAGGACATTCCTGAGCGCTGGTTAGAGAATTTTATTTTGGCTTCTAAGCTTCTTGAAGAAGCTGGTATACCCCTGGTTGCAGTCGATCTTTAGACTGCTACACTGTCCACATCCATTTGCACACCTGACTTAAAGACATGAATTCTTTTGTTGGAATCGGTACCTACACCGGAGAGAGTTACCACGACAGTGGGCTCCGGTTCATGGGAATCAGCCTGCCAAAGGTAGGTAAGAGTGGTTCAGATGTACCACTTCTTATGGTACCCAATAAAGCAGCAGGCGAAACTTTTGACGTGTTCCAACCAGGGGTACGACTCCTGCTGGGAGGAAGGCTCTACCCAAACCGTCAAGATTACAAAATGTATCTGGTGCCAAACCAGCCACTGCAATTAGTTAATGACAAATCATTACAACTGAACCGCGTAAACCTTGCTGGTGGTGTCGGGTTCATCCCAGAGCAGGCAAAGGAGGATCTGTTTACGTTTACAACCATGGTGTCTGCTCCGGCGCAGATGATCCTTGGTCACAACTGGGAAGACAGCCTCAGCTTCCGCATGGAGTCCTGGGGTGACGATGCTAAAAGGCTGACCTCCTTGCTCCACGTGGGCCGCCAGTTGAGCGTGGAGGGAGTGTTGCGCTATAACCTATGGCAGGCCCAGGACGGCTCTCAGCGTGGCACCTACCAGATAAGAGTGCGGGCTGGAATGTACTCCGTCTTTGGCAAGAATAAGAACAGGGAGGAGCAGGCGAAGGTTAAGAATGAGTTAAGTGAGGAGAATTTGTGTTCACCTGCTTCCGTTTCAAAGCCACCTGCTCAACCGGCTCGAAAAGCCTATGCCCCTACCGTTGACGAAGACTCTGTTCCGTTCTAAGGTCTGATCCAGTGGTGTGAGTCCTGCCTGTCTCGTACAGGCTTTCTTCCCCAGGCCAGTGCCAGGCAGACGTAAGTCTTGTCCTGTGTAGGTGTAACTCCTGCTCTGGGTGCCGTTCCTCTTGCCATTCCTCTGAACGTAATGTCTGTTCTTGATCGCTACAAAAACACTGAGAAGTACCAAGGAGTGCTTCGTGATTTCTGCAACTGTCAGATCCTCAATGACAAGTCCAAGCCAGGGCTTTTCCTGAAGGACACAGTGCTTGCACGTATCGGCTGGTCCGGTACTGCCGACATGTTCCCCGATGCCGAGGAATATGAGCACACCTACAACAATGGTGACTCCAATAAGGGTGTCTTCTTTAAGACCCCGCGCATGATCATCCTGCATTGCGGGTTCCGTAAGGACGTAACCTTCATTGAGAACTCAGATAAAGGAGGGATCGAAGGCCTCTACCCACGGGATTCCATTCTGTATGACGATTGGCAAGAGCAGAACCCAGACAAGCCAAGCCCTTACAAGCGCCGTCGTCTGGTCCTGACGTTCCTTGTAAACGAAAAGGGTAGCCCGGTTCACAAGAAGCCGATGCTCCTTTCAATCCATGGGGGTGCATCTAACCTGTTCACCGATGCTTACGGCACCTTCATCGAGCAGCTTGAATCAGCTTTTGCTGAGTACGCAGGCTCTAAAGGTGGCTCAGGGTTTGACCCCAAGCAAGCCGCTGCTGCGATCTTTACTCCTACCTTTGGAGCACAGCAGTACGGCGAAAAACAAAAGAGCTGGATTGCTTTCCCTAAGTCTTGGGTAGTCCCTACCGCCAAGACCATTGAGCAGTTCTTCCCTGCTGCCGACGACGACATCGACTTCATTGAAGATGTCTGGGAGACCTGTCCTCCTGAGGTGTACGCAAAATCCTTCTTCCAGCAATGTGAGAAGGAGATTGGTCATCACGCAATCAAGCCAGGACTTGATTTCACACTGCCAGCCATCGGTGAATCTACTGACAGGGGTGGTATGAAGTCCCTGTTCGGCGCCAGGGATGCTGATACCGGTGAAATTGAGTTGACCTGATCAACCCTCAGTAAGTAACAGCCGTCCGAAAGGGCGGCTTTTTTATTGACTACTCAGCGTATTTTTTGAATAGTGCTTCTGTTTCTAGTTTCACTAACTTCATGCACAGCCCACGAATTACTCCCTGGCGTTGAGTAGCCAACTCAACAAGCTTACTTGCAATCTCACGTAACTCCTGCTTGCTATCAGTCTTCTCAATTGTTTGCTTTAGTTTGGCAGCAAAAAAACTATCCTCTATTGTTTCACGAAAATCTGCAAAATCAGATTGATCCTCGACCAGCTCAAACTTTGACATAGGTGTCGAGCATTTTGTTTACTGTAAGGCAGTACGCGCAGAAGTCAAGTTTAAACAAAATTTAACTTGACCTGCGCCCCTGAAACCCTAGACTACCACTGTCTTTTCTCGTCACCATGGCATCACCAAAGAAGGCAGGATCCGGTTCTAGCTTCGTTGTCCACAATGCAAAACGCACATCCATTGGTCAGGGTCTACGCAAGCGTGGTTCCTGGAACGTCCAACGCAAAAAGCCAAGCCGAGGGCAAGGCAAAGGTTGATTAACAACCTAGTCCAAATACTTTGCACACCACCTGAACGTAATGCTTGTACTTGAAAGTCAACTAACCAAAGCACAAAATTTAATCTATGGACGCAAAAGGATTGTTGATTCTTTCTATCAGCTAGATCCTGACAAGTTCCATGGCCTCACGCCAACTGATATCAACTCGATTTCACTCCAGGGTGATGAGGTTGTGTGTGAGGTCGATGGTTCCCAACTCTCGTTAGGGCGCCGACATGTGCTTAAAAATTTTCTAGAGCACAGAACACGCACTCCTTCATTCTTTGATTACAAGGTTTGGAACCAGTACAAAATTAAAGATTCTGATGATGGTATTCCTGTTGCTGCTCTTGATTACTCTGGTGATCAGACACACGCTGCTCTTGCTCCTCATATCGGTAGGCCGCCTAAAATCTTGACAGACAAAAATGGCGAACAAAAGATTTACTTCATAAAGACAAAAGAACAACAATGCAGTTGTCCTTCCTGGGCTCAATTAAATGAACATAGGGAAGAGTTATCAGCAGAGTTTAATCAGTTCACAGGTACTGAATTTGTACCAGTTTGTAAACACATGCAATGGCATAATTCTAATCTGCAGTTAGAGTATTTACGTTTTACTGTACAAGAACAGTCCAGGAAACGTGGATACAACTTACATATGTGTGTTTATCACTTTGATTATCGACTTGGGCGCTTATTGTATCGAGTTACTAATGATGGATTGAAGGACAAAATGGAGTGGCTTCCTAAAGATCACTGGAAAGAACAAGCTGTTTATGATGCAGCGCACACTCCAACTGGTAACTGTTGGAAAGTTTTTACCAAGGCACTGTCTCATGACCCTGCTTATCAGTTAATTCAATACAGTCAATCTGTTGCCCACATCATGGGTCAAATCAACGCACGCAACTCTACTCACTGATACCATGGCTGACAAACAAAGCTACCTGCAACTTTCTGAATCCATTCAACACGTCACTTTCTTGAAGGATCTTCCTGATGTAAGTGAAGATGAGAAGTCTGAACTACAAACACACATCAAAGATCTTGCCTCCAGGCAGGAAAATAAGTTTGATAACATCATTGGAATGATAAAGAAGTGTGATGCCTACATAGAGGCATTGGAGAATGAGATGGAAGAAATTAAAAACAACCGTGATGCGTGGAAACGCAACAAAGAAAACCTTATTAAGATCATTAAGTTTGCTTATCAACAGAACCTAATAAGTAATACGCCTACTGGTAACAAGTATCAAGCAACTATTAGGCCCGTTAAACCTAGGTTGGTTGATAACTTTGACCAGTGGACAGATCCGGACAGAGCTGAGTACGGCCTAAGGAAGATCACAACCCTGGTACGGATCAAGGATGAGACAGTCCTGGAGTCCAAGCAGGAGGAGCTGCCTGATAAGGACCGTCTGCGGAAAGACATCCTTGCCAACCAAGAGAAGGCCCCTGCCGTAGCTCAACTTGTCCCAGGGTACAGCCTGGTCTATGAACGGAGGAAGAGGTTAACCTCCTCATAACAACATGTTGAAATGTTAAAGCCCCTGGCACTCCTGCCCAGGGGCCTTTATTATGCCTTCAGTTCAACCCTTCCTTTGAGCCATGAACGATCCGCTTCAGTACACACCAGAAGAATTTACTGATAGGTTCCGAACCACGAGTCGGAATACCCTCAATTTAATGTCAGTGTTCATAGAAGAACTTGTTGTTGCTGAAACACGTTTTAAAGATTGTGCTAGTTTCTACCCTGAATACTCCTTTAAAAATCTGTATGAAGTAACAAGTGACATGATGTACCATACCCAACGTTTGTTCAATAAAGAAGAAGAAGGAGGAGAAGAAACTAAGATTGAAGGATTTTCATGCAACAATATGGGAGAGTTTCGTGTAATGATGAAAGGTCTTCTTTATGAAGTCGTTATGGAATGTTTTGATATCGCAATAGAAGCAGTTAATGCTGAGGAGAAAAAATGACTAAGCACGGTTGGAAGTACTTTGACACAGTTGATGAAGAAGGTGTCATTACCTTTCCTGAAGAAGTCCTGAAACGTCTTGGCTGGTATGAAGGTATTGAGTTAGATTGTATTCCACAAAAAGACGGATCAATTCTTATCAGAGCCGTAGGTAACACTAATGAAAAAGAAGTACAGGGACCGACTGAGGAGACGGTTGTTGCTTAACATCATCTCCTTTATTGGGCAAAAGAAAAGTGATGACTACATTCGTGGGTATGAAGAATGCCTTCGTAATGTAGAAAGTTACTTAGGGGAGGTAGAACTTTATATAAATAATTCTGCTGAATAAAGTTTAACTTGTAAGCACAAGTCCGTCTCCTCTATCATTTAAAGGGGACGGATTTTTTACTTCTCTGTTGCTACCATGAAAAACAAAGCTAAAGCCTCATCAACACAGCCGGAATGGGTATGTAATGAGTGTGGAGAAAAGTATGGAACCTGGTACCAAGGCGGTGAGTACAGTGGACCTAAACATCTGATGTCCACTATGCATGAGGACATGTGCGATGTCTGCCACAAAATTAGCGTATGTACTGAAGCCAGGGACTATGGTTACTTGATCAAAGCCTGGCTTACAGCAGATAGAGAAAAGCTTTAACACAGTGTCTGCTTATCAGTTACCTACTTATTTCTTCCCAATCTACAGAAGCAAAAACACTCCCGCCATTGTCACTTGCGACGACAAGTGTTGACTCAAAAGCAGTTGAAGTAAATGTATTCCTTTCCAATTGAAACTTAAATAAAGCTTCTTTTAATATATCTACAGAAGTGGTGCTCTGATTTGATGCAGAAAAATAACCACTTGCCAACGTTCTACCGTTTGCAAAACTTGTTCCTGTAATGTTGTATTCAACAGCTGAGTCAGATCCTGCACTAACCCAAGTGCCTGCAGTTGTTGTACCTGAGGCAATAACTTTCCAGTTATAGTTAACCCCATTACCTGTGCCCAGTAAAGATAGGGCGGTCAAAATTACAATTGCATCTAAAAAATTTGGTGATGCTTTAAGACGAATTGAAATAATTGGATAGTACGTACCAGCAGTTGAAGTTGTTCTTGCCGCTGTAATAGGTATTGATACTGATTGCTGTAATCCGCGTAGCTCGTAGCCACCTTCTGATATTACAGTGGAACAAATCTGTTTTAGTATGCTGCTGCCTGATGTTGTTCCAGTGTTCTCAATCTCGTAACGCAACGGCAGCGATGCAGTTGTAATATAGGTTGACGTTATTAAATTTGCGTGATGGAATTGATGGCAAAGTATGAATTTACCGTCAATAACAAAGCCCATTCTTACCGTACCTAAACCAAGCCACTCGATATCCATCCATAAAATCTGTGCCTTAGTAATATCTAAGGTCATTTTTGATGGTCCTGTGCCATCCATCTTGTCGTAATTCCAAGATGATTGATTTACTTTTGTATCTACAGTAGATCCAGACACATAACTACGTTCAACAAATGACAGAACTGTTCCACCTGTTCCATCTAGCTCCAGAAACATTCCATTTTGATCCCCGTAGTAACCTAACCGCTGCCTAAGGTTTGCTTTTGCTGAAGACATTACAAATGTAGTCATCACCAGTAAAGACTTACCAGGTAAATAGGGTAATACTTTTGTTGTTTCTCGGTAAACTTTGGAACCAGAAGTAGTTGTAACGCTTAGCTCTACTAGACCTTGATTTGCACTAAATGCTGCTGCACCACCGGTTGCCGTTAACGTGTTCCAAAGTCCGTTGTCTTTATAACGATGGCTAGAATCGAACAACGTTAGCGGATTAGACACCCTGAGGCGACCAAAAGCATCCAGTGCTGCTGACTTGGTTCCGGTGCCAGGGTCTGTAGTTACACTGATTGGCTGGCCAGTAAGGGCAACGTTTGTAGGGGCATCGTTATATGGGGACATCTTGATGACTTCATAACGATTGAAGTCCGTTGAATCGATAATGGTTGCCACGTTTGTGCTGCTTGAGTTGTTCTAAGTGTAGAGCATTATGCTGATGGAGTAGTTGCTGCCTCACCATGAGGGACATCAAAAAGCTTAAGTACCGTGGTCAAGCCTCAGAAATCCTGGATTCTATTGAGTTCGAGGGTTACGAGATCAAATCTCTGCGCCACGGGAACACCAATCACGTCCTGTACTGCTATCCCAGGGCTGAGGATGGTGAACCCTGCTGGGGTATGGACCTTGAAACTGCTAAGAAATGCGTTCTTAAAAATAAAAAGCGCAAGGTTGTTGTTACAAACGAATGTGAATAAACTCCTATAGAATCAAAATGTAACGTTAACTTTGGAATAGGACCAGTGGCAAGACCTAGCATGAACCATGAAGCACTTATGGACGATCTGGCTTACCAGATCCATGAGTTCTTAATGGAAGAAGCAACTGAGTATAAGGGTGATCACCTGGTCCTTATTCCTGTAACAGCAATCGTGAAGAAATTTGGGCGTAACCATAGAACAATTGCTCGCCGGTTATCTGCACTTAAGGATCATGGGTTGCTGTTGCCTATTATAAAAAAAGATTACACTACTCTTTACTACGTAAAAGAGGAAGAGGAAAACTAATGGTTGAAGAACCCGGCAAAAACAATGGTAATCCTGCAGCAGATATTGCATATTTGCTTGCATCTTTTTCTGATAACGGAAGATCTTTACGTTCTTTTATAAATCATCCCCAGGAACTTGGGGTCTGCATTCTGACTGCAGGGCTACTGGCTAACTCGAAGCTCATGATCAGCCCTGAGGATGCAGTAAGAAGTAGCTTTGACATTTATACCAAGATCCAGGGGCACGTTGCCCGTTATCAGAATATGCAGTTTGCGAATAATATTGAGGGTTGTTTTGAGCGTCATCCAGAGGTGGACGGGGACTAACCCTTAAGCCTCATTGGGCACCGGGATCGCCCTGCTAAAAATTTTGGTGACGCTTCCCCCTGCTTCCAGTTCCTGTTTTAGTACCTCACAAGCCGCATCGGGATTTGTGTGTTGACCGCAGGTAAAGACATCAATTGCTGCGTAATTTAGTTCGGGCCAGGTATGGACGGATATGTGGGACTCTGATAGCAGTGCTAGCGCCGTGACCCCTTGCGGTTCAAATTTGTGACTTATCAATTGCAAAAGCGTTGCGCCGGAACGGGTTACAGCTTTTTGAATAGCTTCTTTGATGAAGTCTTCGTTGTTTAAATGGTCAGGGTTGCTGTCGTACACCTCAAGGATACAGTGACGACCAAGCGTTGCTACCTCATGCACTTCTACAGGACACGCATTTTTTTGCCATTCTAAGGTCCAGAATCCTCGCCAAGATACAAAAATCGGTTACTGTACCGGTAGGTGAATTCTTTTCATGCCTACCGCGTGCCTGGATATTGACGTGGAGGTGCTTGAAAGCATCTACCTAGAGCGCAAAATTCACCCCTTGTACTCTCGAACTGCGCCTCATACTCAGTTCTTGCAGTACCGCAGCGAAGGAGATACCCGACTCACCATCAACGGGAGTCGGCACTACAAGACTCCATACGGTGCACTTCCGTCTGTAACTACCATCCTCTCTGCAACGGGTGGTAATAAGGCTGCCCTAGAAAGATGGGCAAAGAAAAATCCTGGTGGTCGTGAAGCTGCTGCCGCCAGGGGGACTCGGGTTCACAGCTTGATGGAGGAGTACCTCCTTGGTGTAGAGAAGAATCCGGTCATTGATGATCCAGAAATTGAGGCGTTCTGGAATGGATTGCCGGAGAAATTGGACAAGCTTGGACGTGTGTTATGGGCTGAGAACCCAGTCGGTGACAACTTTTCTTGGACCATTGGTGGTGATGGGGTGAGTCGTGTTTGGCATCCAGGAATCAATGAGAGTGAGAACTGGGGATGGGCAGGCGCACCAGATATTGTTGCTGAGTACAAGGGCAAAATTATTCTTGGTGACCTAAAGACTTCAAATGGTCCTTACTACAGTCGTTGGCCGGGGTCTGAGACGTTGAAGAGTGAGTACGCCATGAGGCGCTCTGGATTTATGAAGTATCAGAAGTGCCAGATGCAGCTAGGTGCCTACGCGCTGGGCCTGGAGCACACCATTGGAGTGGTGCCTGAGGTCTTCATGACGTTCGTTGCTACCAGGGATCGGACGCAGGTTTTTGCTGTGCAGGGAAGCACGATTGAGAAGTACAAGAACAAGTGGCTGGAGGCTGTGACAAAATATTACAGTGAGATTCTTCCGGCTCAAAACGAGATCGACATGGAAGCTGTAGATGGCGACAAGGCTGAAGGGGCTTAATGCCAGATTCATGCGCTGTAATTTGAAATTTATAGGAAACGCCGCTAAACTGAGCCAATATGTCCCTTGCTGCTATGGATTCCAGGCCCCCTAGGAAGGCACTCCAACCTGGGGAGATCAACCTGGATCTTATCCCAGAGGACTGGGCTTTAACTCCTCTTAATGGGAAGCGGGCTTATGTCAGTGGTTGGACTTCTAATCCATATACTATTAATCAGATTAAGGAAGAGTTAAGCGCTGGTCGTGCTACCGGCATTGGTCTACTGAGTGGCCAGCACTGCAATGAGTATGGGCTCATCTGGGTAGACATTGACGGAGAAGAGGCGATACCAGCTATTGAGGCCATGGGTGGTGGTCCTCTTGATTCAATCTTTCCGCCAACACTGACCATCACCAGTGGGAAGCCGGGTAAGTCACGGATGCTGTTCCGTGTGCCGAACCACAAGGTAGAGATGTTGCCAGATAAGGCTACCTTGAAGCTCGATAAGGGGCCATGGGAGATCCTTTGGAGGAGCAGGCAAGGCGCCTTGATGGGTGCTCACCCCGATACAAATGGCTACCATACCTCCCCTCATGGTGGGTTTGAGTACGCAAAAAATTTGCCCGAGATGCCCGACTGGCTCTACAAAGCAATCAGTGATGCGTACCCCTCCAGTAAGTACCGCCGCAAAACAACTGGAGCGGGACACTATTTGGCGAAGAATATCACCCTTAATTATGAGGAGGATAGTACATATCAACTAGAGGTAATTATTGGTGAGGCGCAGCAGTACCTTGAGGCCATGTCCCCAGAACGGGCAGACGACTACGAAGAATGGGTTGCCGTTGGCATGTCCCTCCACCAAATTGATGACAGCTTATTGATTGATTGGATTGAGTGGTCAATGCAATCTGAATCTTTTGAGGAAGGTTGTTGTGAAGGTAAATGGGAATCATTTGAACGTCTGCCAGGTGGACCAAACCCTGAGGGAGCCCGTGGTCTTAAGACGTTACGAGCTAAGGCAAAGGAAGACGGGTTCATTGATATGCACGGCTTTACCGCCCCAAGCATTGAAGAAGTTGCAAAGAGGATTGCAGCTGAAAGCAATGAAGCTTTTGCTGATTATGTGGCTTCTGGTGGTCAAGATTTCGATGGTGAGGAAGATGAGTACGTATCCGACGTTGGTGATTTCTTGAATTCTCTTGGGGCCAAGGGGAAGAACGGTAAAAAGTCCACCCGAAACCCTCCGCCGTCTGAGATTGCGGATTTTGTTATGCCGCTTTGCAGGAAGAACGGTTGGCTGTATGATCCACGGTTCGACGTTTTTATGCGCTATGACGAGAAACGCGGGATCTGGTCACGCCAAGGGTATAGCAAGGACTTTAAGCACGAAGTTCAGTTCACACTCTGTAACTTGCCACTGCCTAATGGTTATAGCAATAACCTCATTAATGATGTTTGCGGACTCCTCGAAGGCCACCTCGCTCATACCGACTGGAACGATGACGCGTCTATGCTGGCCTTCCGTAACGGTGTTCTTGAACTCGATTCGGGTAACTTCCTAGAGCACAGCCGCAACAACTACATTACGTGGGGCCTTGATTTTGATTACAACCCACAGGTTCTCCCTGGTCCTATTGTTGACTGGCTTTCACGTACACAATATGGTGATAATGACCGAGTTCAGGTGCTGAGAGCCTGGTTGAGGGCCTGTTTGGTTGGTCGGGGTAATGAGTTGCAACGGTTCCTTGAGGTCATTGGACCCGGTGGTCGCGGTAAATCTACCTATGCCAACCTATGTTGCGCCATGGTGGGGGCCGGGAACTACGCTAGTACCTCGCTCAACCAGCTGGAGCAGAGTAGGTTTGAGCTGTCCTCTATTAAGGACAAGCGCCTTACCTTAATCAATGATTCAGAGCGGTACGGTGGCTCAGCGCAGACCTTCAAAGCATTGACTGGTGGGGATTCCCTGCGTTATGAAGAAAAACTGAAGGCAATCGGTGAACCGTTTGTGTATACAGGGATGGTCATGGTTGCTGCCAATGAACCGATTCAGACCACTGATAACACCAGTGGACTAGCCCGCCGTCGCCTCACCATTGAGTTCAACCGCAAGCTCTACGATAAGAGTAGCGAAGCTAAAGACATGATTAAGATCGATAAAGGCAGCATTAGTGGCGTATGGAAAGATTATCTTCCCGGTCTTGTTAATTGGGTTCTCGAAATGAGTGAAAAAGATATGCGTCGTTATCTGCTTGATACTGTTGAAATGGTTCCTGCCCTGCGTCGTGTCCGCAACAACATCCTTCTCAGCAGTAATAACTTAATTGAGTGGCTGCAGTCGGAAGTTGTTCTTGATAAAGATAGCGTGACTGCCGTAGGTAAGAAAGTTCCTGCCGCAAAAGATAGTAATACCCGTTACTACAATACGCACTCACACCTGTATCCAAGTTACTGTGAACATTGTGACTCCACAGGGTCTAAGCCCGTTGGTCAGAAGCGTTTTGTTAACTTGCTACAAGATTGCTGCAAGAATCAGCTTAACTTAGACGATGTTTATTCTTTCAACAAGGCAGGACGTACATTCTTTAAGGGCATTGCAATCCGTGCTTCTGAACAATCCTTTAGGGATCTGCCCACTATTCTTCCCGAAGGTAAAGATCAGTAATTAAAAACTACTTAGGGCCTGGATCTTTTCCTTTCATTACTACTTCACAGGCCCTTCTGTAGTAATCACAGTTAGTTTTCCCTGCTGTCTCCAGGGCAGCCTTTACTTTCTTCCAGTTATCAATTGTGTGTTGCTCCATTAGGTTCTATGGGGTCAATGGGCATCTCATGTTTAGACTGACACCAGGTTCTGTCGTGTGGTATCGTTTCCGTACCGTACTCCCAGTCATCGTAGGTGTCAAGATTCCTGAGGAGTGTGGCTAAACTTTCGATTAGTTGACGTTCGTCAGGTGTTAAGTTCATACCCCTTTTATTTTGCTGTATTGTCTTACCTGATCTTCTGTCCAGCTGTCAGGACGTCCTAACTGTCTTTTGGCATAATTTATTCTTCTAGTTAAGCCTGGTAAGTATATATCTGGGTCGATGGAAGGCTTCTCATTTATTTCAAAGCTTGGTGTACTTGAAATAAGTTGCTGCCCTACAAGTGGTCCGCCGCTCTCTTGTGCATACTGATCTTGAAGTCGTAATGAAGGAATATCGCTGCCCGCTTGGCTATAATCCTCCATTCCTTTTACGTATTGTTGAAGGAACCCTACTGCAGGAAAATCGTTATCTCCCATCACCGCCCCATGCTATGTAGGAATTGGGTTACTCGATCTCCCACCGGCATTTGTGAAGCCGCATTCTGTGGGTTGGTCTTCATGGCAGCCTTCTGGTTTGCCATTTGGTACGGTGCACTCACCGCCTGACCTTGGTTAGACCACCCACCAGGGAGCATGCCTTGACGTTGAACGCCATCTACATGCCCCATCTGGCTGTAATCAAATCCCGAAGGGTTGTACTGTTGGTGCATCATCGTCCTTGTCCAACTCCAGTGAGCATGTTGAGGAAGGCTTGAACTTTTTCGTTGGTGCTGCCGGTACGATCTTCTCCCATCTCAGGCTGAGCCACTTGAGCTGGTTGTTGCTGTTCTGGGTTCCACGCATTGGTGGCACCAAGTACCGGTTGTTGCATTGACCAAGGCATTGAGACAACGCCTTCTGGTTGGCCAGGTTGACGGATGCCTTGCTTCTGTATTACATCATAACCGGCTTGACCAGGGCGAACCTTAGCGGCTAGATCAGGGTGTGCCTGTGCCCATATCTGCATACCCAGTGCTTCTTTAGAGGGGCCTGCAACTGTGTTTGCGTATTGAGCCAGCTCAGATTTGTATTGATCGCTCTGTGACCAGTCAGGAGTTACTCCGTCCCTTGTTCCCATGATAATGGGAGTAGGACCTGTTAGAGGTGCAGGCTGTTGGTTGGGAGCAGGAGTAAAAGCGCGGCCTGTGTAACCACCCATATTACCGCCGCCTAGGCTGCCACCACCCGCACTACCTTCTCTGCCGGTACCGATTTGAGATGCCCTAGCTTTTGCTGCAAGAACTAGTTCATCGTGGGTATAGCCTCTGGGAAGACTAGAAACACCACCACCTGTGTACGGAAGGCGTCCACCAAAAATACTTTTACCTATATAATTTAATTCGTTTAATGCACCTCGACCAAGATCATTTGATTTTGTTGAAGGAATAGCCCGTAAGGATTGATCAAGTAAAGATCCGGTTTGTCCTTGCTTGAATAGCTCAGAACCTAAATATGTAGCTAATCCGTTACCCAACCCTTTACCCAACGTACTTTTAAGTCTCCTGTAATGAGAGGTATCCCAATCAAATTGATCCATCTCTGCTTGATTCATCTCTGCACTTAGCTTTCTTACAATAATACTATCTCAAAACTTTTTTGATGGAAGAAATTGTAGTTCAAAAATACGATAGCGGTGTCAAGATAATTCAAGCCCAGGATTCTAGGGGGCTAGATGTTTACCTTGTGTGCGGGGCCAAGGTGAATAGTTGTCGTTATTGCGATTCTTTTCATATAGCCCTTGCATATGCCAAAGAATTTGATGATGAAACACAGAAAGATTTGGAGGGGCAGCCCTGAAATTGGTAGTACAACAGTTCTATAGGTGAGTTGATAGGGGTCGGAGACTGTTAGACAGTTCCTTGCGCTGCAACGGGTTTCAGGGAAGGGTTTTGACCCTTTTGAAAAGGTGATGCCGCTGAAAACTCCTAATGAAGAAAAAAGGGTTACTGCCTAGCAGGCAGTAGTAGGGGTGTGAGGGTGTCTGCTAGTCAGTAACCCTTTTTTTCTCTATAAGAATTAATAGAGGCCGCAGTTTTTTGCGTTCTTCCAAGACGATCCTTGACATCCCTTGCAGCGCAGGCTACTGTCTAACAGTATTTGTCCCCTATCAACTTGCTCAACGCCAAAAAAACGGGTCAGTTCTTCGCTGACAGGGGTCTTGGTACCGAAGATTTGATCTGGCTACTGAAATGCACGAAACTCCTACGTGATCGCCTCCCTGGTGACCGTTGCTGGTGCCTGGACAAGATCAACCATCCGTTCTTCCATGGGTTTACACTCCAGGGGAGAGGGGCGCTCAAGGGGGCTCAGGGGGACGCTGATAAAGCCTCAGGCAAAAGACCCATGTATAGAGGCAGGGACGCCCGCTCCTTGATCCTGGCGATCACAGGACGTTATGGAGAGCCTGGGAAGGTGGTTGTGCGTACCGCTGCCTGCGAATCTTTTTATTGCATCAATCCCACCCACTATTACTGGGGCACCAAGGGGGACGTTCAGTTGGAACGCCTAAGGCGCGGAGGAACTGACCTACCTAACGAGACGATCAAGCAGATCAGGGAAGCAAGGCAATCAAATGCTCAGATCTATACCTACCAAAAACTGGCGGAAGAATTTGACCTTTCTTATAGCGTTATACGTGGGGTATGTACCAAGGGTAATTACCAGACGACAGAGGCGGCTGCACAGGAAACTGTTATAGTGCCAGAGAAACTAGGTTTAAATATGGAAACCCTTGCAATTACTGAAGACGACACCATGGATTACTCAAGTATTGAGTGTATCTGGGGGCACAAGGGACGGTTTGGAATGATGGGTGAGTGCCTTGATTGCATGGATGAGATAGCCAAGGGGAAATGTGAAATAAATCTTAAATCTTTTGCCTTTGATAAGTACTGGACCGTACGCAGCTTCTGGGACAAAGTCAACATTCCTAAAGATCAGGACACAAAACAGTGTTGGTCATGGGGTGGGGGCAGGAAACCCAGCAATGAAACGGTTGCTTATATGCCAAGTCCATTCCACTCAGCCAAAGCTCAGACTGCTCCACGGGTGGCGTTCTGGGTAGCCCGAGGTTACACTGGCAAATACCGGATTCAACACGCCAACAAAGACTGTGAATCTGGTTGCTGCAATCCGACTCATCTAACCATTAAAGGGTTACAGTTAGTAGAGCAACCAGATAAATTAACTGTCTACGATCTGTCCTATGGAAACATCTTTGAGCAAGTCAGGAAAGCCAGCGCAGAAACGAAGTGAAATACTGCGAACTTGTTATCATAGGGAAGACTTTAAGTGGATAGGTCTTGTAACAATTGGACCAGATAATTTCTGGACGACACCTAGCCCCAACAAAGAAGAAGTTGCAAGTGACCTGCGTTCACTTGAGAAGCAACTTAATTATGAATTGATTGAAACTGTTGAAATGGAAGGAGTATATCCTAAACGCGCTACAATAATAGAAGAAAAGTATCAAGCTAGTGGCAGGACCAACGGCTTGTACATAGGATTAAACCTGAAAAATGGCGAGATACTTAACGACACTACCAAGTAATCTTGGTTACGTAAATCTTGGCACTGTCCAAGCTTACCCAACTGGTGGCACTGGGCCCACGGCTTATGGGCCTACCAGTTATTTCGGTAGTGATCCGCTTCCTCCACGGCCAGGGGACAACATCAATAACCCAGTTGACCTTGGGGACATTAGTACATTTGATTCACTTTTCAAAACACTTACGCTAACCAATACGCACGGCGGTTTAACTCGAATACAGACAACGTTCTATAAAGTACGCCTTCTAAAGCCGCGTTCAATTCAATTTACACAGAACTACAGCCAAACTTCTTACGAATCAAAAACAAACAGAAACACTATAGTTTCAATTTACTCTGTTGAGGATGGGAACCACAGAAGAGAATTACCAATTAACGACAATGGATACGTTTATACAACCTCAGCAATCCCTTATTCTGATTCGGACACCGACATAATTGAAAGCCGTACGGCAGACTACCCAAACACAATTCTTCCAGAGGGGAATTATTTATTCTTAATCACAAACGACATCCGTTTTATTGAAACTACTTATTCAATCTCAATAATAATCTCATTAACTGACTGGCGTTATACGGATGAGCCAGTGGAGAAAGCTATTGACTTCGGTTCCATAACAGCCCCAGTGGATACCTCTTTTGATTTCGGTGGTATAGCGGCATAAGTGCTACACTATTAGCAGCAAACCGTCTGCACCGTGAAAGTCATTACTGTTGAGCAGTTTGAGCACGATTTTGACGCCATAATGGATGACGTGTGTAGTAATTTAGAGCACTATAAAATACTTACGGAAGACTCTGCGGTTATGCTTATACCAGTAGCAGCTTATGACTTTTTAAAAGACACGTACAAAGAATGGGTAAACGAATCAAAAACCGCCCCTGTTGAGGGCTTTGATTGATTTTATTTTTTAAGCAGTGGCGACGGCTGCTTTATCGGCGGCTTGTTTTTTAGCCAGGGTATCAAGATAGTCTTGAGAAGCGGTTGAAGGAAGTTTAAATTCGTCTTTTGGAGCTGCAGAGCCAGGCGTAGCACTGGTAGCGGCAGTAGAGCTTCCATCGGGTGCATAAAAATCACCAGCAGCTTCTCGCGTAAATTCTTTATTAGCGGCTAAAGCTTCTTGTTCTTTAGTATCTGCCGAATAAACATGCTGCCCAGAAATAACGTTCATGTATCTTTGAACGTGTTTAGATCCTTCGGCACCTGGTGTTTTAAGTGCACGACCTAGTACGCCTTCACGTACGTAACCTCCTTTTTGTGCAGACTCAATTTCACCGGGATCAGAAGTAAGAAGATAATCATTAAAATCGCCCCTTCGCAATCTAACTATATCAACTGCGTCAGGAGATTTATCTTCTTGTCCGAAAAGTTTAAAGGCTTCACCTTCTTTGGTCCATCCAGTTCGTTGAGCAGCTGCTGCTTCATCAGCGTTTTCTATATATACGTGAGCACCAGTAAGTGGGTTAAGTAGCCTATTTATTTGTTTAGAAGAAGAAGAAGCTGCCGGTGTAGATGCAGTAGCAGCGGTAGCAGCAGCAACATCTCTTTTTTTATTTACAGCCTCAACATAATCTTTTTGTGCTTCACTTGTAATACCTGTCCAAGTTGAACGTGCTGTTTTCCAAGGATCGACACCACCGGTATTAGCTGAGGTATATTTATCAGCAATTGGAAGGGATGACAGGTAATTAGCAGCTTCTCCGGCCTGCCTACCACGTTCACGAGCAGCTTGTTCTTCTGGCGTACCGTATATTTGGTATCTACGATTTCGAAACTCTTCTGTTTCTGATTTAATTTTAGCTTTTAACTCAGCGCTACGTTGAAAGTCTGCTTCAGGAATTACAGAAGTGTAAAGCTTGGGGGCAGCTGGTGCTGGCAAAAAGCCGTATGTCGTGGCCATAACCTTTTATTTTTTTACGTGAAACTCTATACTGATCTTACTACCAATAAATTGAGCCAGGTGCTGGATCCCTACAACCCCCAAGGGGCCGAGAACGATGATCAAAAAAAGCTCGGCGTAGGTAATGGGCCTTTTCATGAGGAGGAAGTTTTGCAGTACATGGTCCAGTTTAACGAACTATTGGCCAGTATGTCTACAAAGGTTATGTACTCGTTAATGACTTGGCAGCAAAAGCAGGTAGCGAAGTCCTGGTGGGAGGCCTGTAATTACGGCGGTAAGCCTAAGCCAGGTGATTTAAAACACATGGAAGACAGACGCAAATATTATGAGTGGGTTTTACGGTTGGACCATATAAGACAGTGGGAATTTGCGCTAAAAAACGTTAAGATACCGGCAGAACCGTAAAATTTCTTTCATGTTGTCGGACATCTGGCTTGAAGAGGAGATACCTGTAAGTCCGAACAAGGCTGCCGCTCCTATTGACCCTAATAAATACGTTAGTTATAGGTTCAACGGGCTTGATATACCTGAGGTAACCATAGAAAACCATGAAGAAAAGCTGGTACCGTCCCTGGCAAGACAGGTAGAAATGTTTTTACCGCCCTCAGGAAGCTTTGAGGAGGCTGATTTAAGGCGTTACCTAGAGCTTGTGCGTAGCTATGAGACCTCTACAAACGACCTTGTACTTGGGCTTTCATTGGCAGATCAAATACGCATATGTTTTAGCGACATGGTGCCAGCAAAGATCTGTTCTAAGTTTCCTGACATCGATCTAGCCACAAAACGCAGGTATCGGTGCGTTGCTGAGTACCTTATACGCCAGGAGGAACTGATCAAGATGAGGGATACATCAGGAAAACTGATAAAAGAAGTAGGCAACCTTGGGAAAATGGTAGTAATCTATCGTCCACTGCCAAAAATAAGGGAAACCTTAAGGCGTTCAGGTCTAGCTAACTTCATTAAGCCTTCGCCAAGGGAGCAGGCAGAGCAAGCCGTACAATAATTTTCAAGGTATCCGAATCAATTTTTTCTTTTTTCTTGCTATCATCTTAAACAACCACACTTAAACAGCATATGACTAACTACAAAGCAAAGAAACTATCAAAGCTACTGGGAACAGCTTCGACCCAGACGGAACGCTTGATGGCAGAGCTTGCCGTTGAAAGGGTTTGCGATGATATGTGTGATTTTTACGATAGGTTCTACTTCTTTGAGGGGCCAGGTGCAATGGTGTACGTGCCGATGGCCAAGGAAGAAAAAGATACTATGTTCTACATGACTGTTGCTGCGCTTATTGCAGCCAAAGCAGACTTTGAAAGTAAAGATATGGATGGACTTGCCGAAGTAATGCGTAAGGCGATTGTTAAGGCGGAAGCCCTTGATCAAGAGAAGGAAGCTTTATTCATTATTCAGGATCCAGAGCACATGTCCCTGCTCCACTACAACCGTCAGAAGGGTGCGTCTGGGTTTGCTATGGCATGAGTTACTACAAAAACCTACCTCGATACCTATTCCTCACCAGGATCTTAAGGATAGAGGAGGACTGGTTAACTCCTGTTGAGTATTTACCATATATTTATGCATTGCTTGGTGACATTGACCTTGATCCATGCACAACAGAGCATGCAAACAAAGAGTACCTACGCGCAAAGAAAATATACACATTGAAAGAAGACGGGCTAAATACCCATGAACCTTGGCTTGGTAAGACTTATTTATTCCCTCCAACATATGGACGTTGTTCTTTCAGTAAAGAGCGTGGAACCTGGAGGTGGGGATTAAAGGGCGGCCATAGGGGTAAATCCCCTTCTGTTGTATGGTTTAATCGTTTAGAAAAAGAGTGGAAGCTTCGGAATGTATCTGAGGCTTTACTTTTTTCTACGAGCCACGAAATATTAAGAAGCTGCCCTACGCTTTGGGATTACCCAGTTTGTATACCAAAAGATCGAGCCAGGTTGATACACGGAAGACTTATGTGTACACTTGGGGCACCGTTCACGTGGGGTTTCTTTGTTTATTTACCTGGGACAGACCTTGGGTTTAATCAAGTAGACAGGTTTAAAGAAATTTTTTCCCACATAGGAAAAGTTATCTGTTAAACAGAGGGGCACGGAAGGCATTCTTAAAGCCGTAGGTACTGTCTCCAGGGCCAGATATAACAAAACGATTATCTTCTCTGCGCTCAGGGGTTATATTTTGCTCATTTGCGTCCTTACTTTTTTCTATATACTCTTTTAAAAAACGCTTACCAGAAATATTATCCGAGACATTTGAACCATTGGGCCCATCTGTTTCCTGGTACCTGTTATCAACGTCGTAGTCCTGACTTGTTTGTAATTTCATGCTAATATTTGGGCAGCTACCTGCACTGACATGATTACTTTCCAGTCTACCCCAGCTGAAGACACCATTTTTTTTGGCGCAAGCAAGTCAAACAATTACTTTTCTGACAACAATTTTTGGTTTGATCAGGACAGCTCATTTACTTGTGCGCCTGCTAGTACGTCAAGTGATCGGATCAATTCGCCTACACACTACAATAAAGACGAGGACATTGAGTGCATAGAAGCAATTAAGGCTGCACTAGGTACAGAGAAATTCCGTGGTTTTTGCCAAGGCAATGCAATCAAGTATCTGTGGCGTGCTGACCATAAGAACGATACGGTTGAGGACCTAAAAAAATGCCGTTGGTATCTTGATCGTTTGATTGCATCGCACGAAAATATTTAAATGGTTTTACTGGAACCGAGGCCACCTTGTTCTTGGTTCCAGTATCGCCAAAATCTACGTAAGGTTTCCTGGGAAGGATCAAACTCAAGGAGTTTACGCTCTAAGTATTCAATTGCCTTAACTTGATTTGGTGTACCAAGATAACTTTCTCCAATATTAAGCAAACATTGATTAAGTTGGCACTTGTGCTCAAAGAATAAAGGTACTTTCTTGTCTGCCGCCAGGAAAAGATTAAGTTCTACGCGTCTACGGTTCATTAACTTTTCACCTGCGTTTAGATAACAAGGATTAATCAGGGGACTCCACTCCTTAATAATGGCCTTCTTACTGGCAAATGTATTTATTAACTCCAGCAAATAAGAATTTTTAAATGCGGCAAGTCCGACACTATGCGCATAACTTAGTACAGCTGCTTTCTTTTTATCGTTTAAATTAACAAATACATATTCTTGAACTTGTTTTGAAAACCCTTTGAGGTCTTCTACTAATTGTTTATTTACTTCTTCTGTGGTTGCCTTAGTAAAAAAATTAACCGCACGTTTATTTATGCGACAACTTTCGTATCCAATCTTATAGCAGTCATCTCCTTCATTCTTGTACGAACCAAAACGCCCAAAACCTAAGTAGATTCTGGGCGTTGCGTAACGTTGAATTACATTTATTCCGTCTTGATTTAAGAACGGCGGAAAAACTTCCTCAGGGGACGACGACGCTGCCGTTGTAGCTGACTTCCGAGTAACCATCTAGCTCCAGGAGAACAATGTAATCCTTGCTTGCATTGGTTACGTTAACAGCAACTACACCTTTGCCGCGACCATCTTTCACGATGTTAGCATAAACTTTGTAGCCAGATGGAGCACTAGACCCAGTATAAGCGTCTTCTTGGAAGATTTCCATCGTGTTAACACCGACGCTACGGTCAATGGTTACGATCAGATTTCCTGTGCTAGCTGGGTTTACACGGAAGCCACGAATGTTTAGGCCAGGGGTTGAAGAGGCTGTGGTTGTTCCTTGGTAAACAACTTCACTGCCAGCATTGACAAAAAAAGTATCAAGCGTTCCTTTGATAGTACGAGTAACAGCCATGGCAATTAAGAGAGTTGGCTCCCAGTAAGGTAGTTAAATTTAATTTCGGCATCGATGCCGTGTTCTTTCATAATACTGAAGAACATTTGTTTATCCATCATTTTTTGATGGAGCATGTCCATAAATGCCTCTTCCAGTTCATCCCGGTCGAGTTGTTTCAGACTCAGCGCCGCAGCGTGCAGAGCAAACTCTTCATCTATGGGTAGCTCTAAAGCATTGGCTTCCATTTGTTGTCCAATCCATACTGTTATCTTAGCAGTTCTAAGTTATGCCGTCACCCCTACCGCTACATTGGCACTGAGGAAGGTCTGTACCGCTGATCAATAGTAAAATCAGGCAGATCAGGAACCCCTTCAATGTAACCTGGGACTAGAGCCGGTAACCGTTCTGTAATGTACTCTTTCAGGTAGTTTTCTGTTGCAGGGGTAGCAGCCATCTTTATTCCATTTTTTATTTAAAAGAAGAGTGCTAAAAGCATAGGTGCTTCCAAAAACCAATCCGAATAGCAAAATGATCGGTTCCACTTGCGCTTTTGCTTTTGAACTACTATATTTTAAACAGCCCCATACTCAAAAGCAATGTCAGATGATACCGTAATTAGGAAGCTAATGCAGGCAGCGGTAAGCGGGGCCAGTAAGCCACGGGTGTTTCGACACATAAAAGAAAAATACAAGTTCAGTGGCTTAGGAGCTAAAACTTAATTTAGTTAGCGGCAATTTGAAATGTTATTCGAGCATTGTTTCCACCAGTTTCTTTTAAAAAATTTGCACGTACCCTGCGCATTGGGAACCCTGTAACGTTGTAAGCATAAACTCCGTTTTCAGTTATAGTATTGGAAAGCATAGCAGCATAGTTAGTACCGTCTGTACTACCTTCTAAGCGCACTACCACACTGGTATCAATGTCTTGCACGGTAACCATTATGGTGTAGTTACGTGTTGATAGATAGTTGGTGACATAGACCTCATACGACTCAGTAACGCCAGGAATAGCAAGCGTGCAGGGTTCAAAGAATAACGTCTGCTGGTAACCTTCGTAAAAACTCATTGCGGAACTACTAGTAGTAACAGTTTATCAAAGGTGGCGTCAGTTTGTTTTTTTAAATACCATAAGGTTTTGAGCAAACCATCCCATGTGGTATCCATTCTTGATGTAGGTCAGCAGTTCTTCCTCCACATCAATTAAACGCTTGACAGGTAATTTTAAAAATAACTGTTCCCAGTACTCTTTGGTTTGACAGTTTACGTGACCAACACCTCCTTGCCCTGGGGCAGCCGCACTCCAAATTAAAACTCCATTAGGTTTTAAGCAGCTGACGAGTGCTTGTGTAATTTCTTGATTTCTGCCCGCATCAATATGCTCTGCTACTTCCAAACAGATGACAACATTCCCGGTGTCTTTAACATCAAACAAACTTTGTTGTGTTAAATAAGGTTTATTTTTTACACGATCATCAATATCGTAGCCAACTGCATTTAAACCTTGGTTTTGCATTTCCTCTACGTACGTACCTGGTCCACAACCAACGTCCAAAACTTTGTCAGGTTTAAGTACATCAAAAATCCATGCGCTTAACCGCTTGGCAAACGGTTGTTCTTCGTTGTGCATGTAAGTAAAGTCCAGTTTGTTATTTACTGGCATTTCATACCAACCTTTTCTCCAGAGATTGTTGATATCTTTAAATATTTTGTCATATTTTTTACCGCAAGCTTCAAGGCTATACCGTGACCTTGTAATATTTGCCACCATCTGTCGAGAGAGGTCACCTGAATCATTAACAGCATTGACCCAATCTTGAAGAGTATGGCAACGGAACCCGGTGACACCATCAAGGATGGTTTCCGTAAACGCACCGTAGTCAACAGCAATTAAAGGAGTGCCACACAACATTGCTTCCACGCCGCTGCCACCGAACGGTTCGGTAAAGTTTGTTGGCATCAATGCTGCTCGTGCATTGCGTAAGAATTCAGATCGCGCTTTACCTGTAATTGGACCACGATATTCAATGTTTGGGTGCTCCCATGGGGTTGGATCTCCTTGTCCATGTAAAATAATTGGCCAGGTACTGTAGTTGGCAATCTCTTTAATAGTATCTAGCCCCTTGGCAGAACAAATGCGGCCAAGAAAAGCTAGATATCGACCAGGTTCATAAGAGGGTTCCCAGTCATCTAGATCAAAATAATTAGGAACAACCCATTCATAATTTTTACCTTGCCGGTCTTCTTTGCCTTGGTGATAATGCATCCACGCATAGCTTTCAAAAACGCGAAAACTGTTTGGCATTAGTGTTGGGTAACCAATACCTGTTTCAACATGGTGGTGCTCAGGAAACTCAGACAATAAACGACTATGCGCATGCCCAAAAGGATGGCAAATTATATCTTTTTTTTCTAAATTTATTTTTAAAGCTGTTATTAGACGTTCTTCAAATAAAGCGTGACCCTTGCTGCCTACCGTAGCATCATCACCGTAAAAATCAACGTCTTTCCTTTTTCCATACAGAGTACTAAATTCATTTTTAGTCAACATAGAAACATGTTTATTTGCTGTTGATTCGCTGCCCTCATTGGAATATTCAATTACCTCGTACCCATGAGCCTGCATCATCTTAGGAAAACGCAAGACTTTGCCAGTAAAGGCGCAGTGGGAGTACTTGCTACTCGTTATAGTATGAAACAGACCGATTAGGTGAAGGCGCATTGTTTCTTGTCAACTGTTGCTTGACTATAGCAACTAAATCAAGTTACGCCCACGGCCCCACTGAGGTATTGGCGCCAGCAGCGCCGATAGGCCAGATGTAAAAGGCGGAACCGGCAAGGGTGGAATAAGCGGCGCCTGGTGCTGCACTCAATGTGTATTCAGGAATAAACGTACCGCTTCCGTTAATACTAACAGTTCCATTAAGTATAAATTGCACTGTTTGTGAACTACTTGCAATGGTAGACACGGCTTGAAAGGCGGTTTTTGATTGCGCAAAGATTGATCCTGCTGAGGAAATATAATCTGAAGTAGGAGTCAAACCTTCTCTATTGTATAAACCTTGATATTGGATGTTGTTAACAGTTGCCGTACCGCCAAAACTAAGACTAAAATAGTGCGAAAATGCGCCCGTAGACTTGTTGAATAGGTACAAGGCGTTAAAAGCATATACTGTACTAGCGGCAAGAGTTACCCCAACACCAAAAACTTTTTGTGTTGCAGTGCTGTTTGCTCCCGCAAGGAAGGCATCAAGCCTATAAGTCATCATCGACGGTGACACGCCCCGCGCTGTTGGTGTCGAGTAGATCACCTTGCCGTCGTACTCCAACGCTCCAGCAGTTGCGCTGGTCAGGTTTGTGCCTGATTGAAATGTCAGCGGTGATAGTGATGTTGTACCTGCTGCAACAGTCAGGTTGCTGGTTAACGTGCCACCTGTAAATGAACCACTGCCTCCTGCGCCAGTAGCTCCTTGGGGGCCTGTAGCCCCAGTCACTCCGGTTGCACCAGCAGTGCCTACACCAGTAGCACCTTGCACGCCTGTAACGCCAGTGGGGCCTTGAACTCCGGTACTGCCTTGCACGCCTGTAGCACCCGTTATACCTTGGACGCCAGTTGCGCCTGTGGCGCCAGTAGCACCTTGCACGCCTGTAACGCCAGTGGGGCCTTGAACTCCGGTACTGCCTTGCACGCCTGTAGCACCCGTTATACCTTGGACGCCAGTTGCGCCTGTGGCGCCAGTAGCGCCTTGCACGCCAGTAGCTCCAGTAGCTCCTTGGACGCCAGTTGCCCCCTGCACACCGGTAGCACCCTGCACACCGGTTGCTCCAGTAACACCTTGGATTCCAGTGGCACCCGTAGGTCCAGCAACACCACTTGCACCCATTGGCCCAGTGGCACCTTGAGCACCATTAACAAGAGCGAGAAAAACTGCTTGATTATTTGAAAAATTAGTTGAGCCAGTGCCCCCCGAACCTGTAAGTGTAACTGGATATGTCCAATAACTATTTACTGTTCCCGAATTTGTGTTTGTTGGGGTACCATTAACAGTCCAAACTTGATAATTAGAGCTGCTGCCTTGATCTTGAATTGTAATAACTTCTGTGTTTTCTATTTGTGCAAGAAAAATATCAATATCAATACTGTCATTTGTAAGGTGATTAACAATAATTTGCGTAGAACTTGTTTGCGTTACATTGTTCCATAACAAATAACCGGCACCAGGGTTCCCACTTGTTGCCGTGGTATTAGTAGTGTATTTAAACAAGCTAGAAGAATAACCTTGAGGACCGGTTGCACCTGTAGGTCCAGCAATACCAGTTGCGCCTGTAACTCCTACTCCCGTCGCACCTGTAGCGCCTGTTGCGCCGTTAGCGCCAGTGGGGCCTTGAACACCGGTCGAACCTTGTACACCAGTGGCACCGTTAATACCAAGGGATCCAGTTGCACCTTGAGGGCCGGTTGAACCTTGTACCCCAGTAGCTCCAGTAGCACCTTGCACACCAGTAGCACCTTGAGGCCCTGTTGAACCTTGTATTCCAGTGGCACCTTGTACTCCAGTAGATCCAGTAGGGCCTTGCACGCCTGTCGCACCGCTAGGTCCAGTCGCGCCTTGTGTACCAGTAGATCCAGTAGGGCCTTGTGCACCAGTAGGGCCTTGAACCCCTGTTGGCCCAGAAACACCAGCCGGACCTGTCGCACCGGTAGCACCTGCTGGCCCCTGAGGACCCGCTGTAACAACATCAACAACTTGCGTCGATGTCACTTCAACAACGACACTACAATCATCTTTGGTTATAACAACTGTTCCGCAACACGTCATGTTGTATATCCCTCAGAAACGTAAAAAGTTCCTTCCAAATAATATTCTTTTCTACCCGTTGTATCAGTCAATAACACATCATAATAACAAGTATCAGGAAGTGTTGTTGTTTGCGCATCTGTTAAAGAAATTTTAATTAAGCCGGTTACACGGTTGGTATAAGTAACGGTAAAATCTACATATTTAACTGTTCGTGCTTTATCCCATATTTGCGCTGCCACAGTCCATCCTGTAAGATTAATTGAATTGTTATCAACATCTTTAAATTGCAACGTCAAGTCATAAACGGCTCGACGTTGAATTGTGTCATCATAACGACCAGGATGGATCGACATTGCGTTTACTTAGCAGAGATCACAAATGTGACAGTAGGAGTACCAGTAAGTATTGAAACCAAGTTGCCTCGGATTTGTCTCAACGGACGATCAGCGTAGTTATAAAAATATGTTCCGTTTGCAGTCAGTGTTTTGTCTGAAGCATCCAAATTAAAAAAGTTGGTGCCATCAAGGCTTCCTTCAATACGCACCACTACGTTCGTGCCTACAGTTGCCACGTTCACTTGCACACCAAACGTAGTAGCAGCTACCACATCTTGAACTGCTACACTAAGAGCAGCAGTAGTACCTGCAGAAGTTAATGCTGTCGGATAGTAAAAAACTGTATCCGAAAAAATAGGACTTACTGACATTACTTTTTGTAATCTAAGTTGCTCTTAAGAAGCCACTGGTTCTTCTTGTGTATTCTACCGCGCTCCACGCCAAGGTCAAGGGTCAATTGATCGCCAATTGCGTTGGACATAGTAATCAGTTCATTAAAACATTCAGCAAGTTCATTATGGTTTGTCGCCAGCTGTAGGATGATGCCTTCCTGATTGAAGCAATTTTCAAAAGGAAGTTCGGGAATATTTGAATATGTAAGGTCCATCACCGTCTTAGGTGTGGCAATATCAAGGGACCTTATGTGTTCAGCAATGGTATCAATACCTTCTTCCATTTCTTTATAGATTCTTTCTGTTAGAAGGTGCAGCTCATAGAACTTGCCACCCATCAAACCCCAGTGCACAAGCTGTGTCTGGTGGTAAATGTTGACAGAATCGCGCAGGCACTGCAACAAGAGGCAGTAACAAGGCGTCGTCTTATCAGTAGTTGCTTTTGCCATAATCACCACAAATCGTTGCAAGCCCAGAACTTAGGCGTATTTTTGTCCATGGGCTTGTCGCATCCCATTCTAGACCTGAAATTCTTTCTACGGTCCTTGTCGTGGTGTTGCGTGTAATCCTCGTAACCGCGCCTACCGTAACGTACAATTTTCTCCTCTCCATCGTGACAGGACTTAACAACCCACTTATGGGTGTCCCCAGATGGAGCACGTTGCGGCTTGTTGCACTTCATGTGCTCTTTTGCAAGCCGCTTAGCCTTGGCGTGGTCAGCCATGTCTAACTCACAAAGGAGGGTGCGTACACTTCTTCTCCCTTGGTAGCCACATCAAAGCCAGAGGGAAGGCGTTCTTTTTGTAGGCTACGGATACCAGAAACATATCGCGCCAGGAAGTCAGCCGTTTTATTCTGATCTTGCTCTTGATCAGGTTGCGATCCATCCAACATAAGCGTCCTCACAGATATACGGAATAGCTTGATGCACAGTAGCCAGGTTTAAAGACCTTGGCCTCTGCTCAGTCCATTCCTTAATCTTATCAGCCCTTTCTTTAGTATATTTAGGATGTTCATCTGTGTACCAAAGCTCAAATTTTTGTGAAGCTTTAGCAGAGTTACAAGAGTTACAACAGCAAGCAAGGTTGTTTCTTGAACTGTGGCCACCTTTGTGCTTGGGAACAATGTGATCAATCGTGGCAGTATCTGAACATAACTGCCGATCACAATAGGCGCATTTCCATTCCCAGGCTTCAAAAATACTTTGCCTAAACTTCTTTCGAGCAAGCTTAGGCGTAAGAACAATCAGCTCAGCTAGAAGTTCGTTCTCAGTGTGAAACACGGTAGGCTCATGCTTCTAAACAAAAGATATGGCGCATACATCTGTCTAACTGCTATGATCAAAACGTGATACAGGTACTACGGAGTATCGCCTAACTTGGTCATGGCACCTGCTTTGGGAGCAGGAATAATCTCAGTTCAAATCTGAGTACTCCGATTGCCAACTCATATCTTCTGCGGGATCGTACTCAGCTTGCTCCAGGAGGCGCAGTATGTAGTAATGCAGCCGATCCGTTACCCAACGGAGGTCTTCATCCGACACGTCGCATACAATGGCGTCCAAGCGTAACTCACGGGTCGGTTGACGTACGTGGTCCGCCACGAGTTCCAATGCTTTATAGCGCCCACGGGTGAAGTCTCCTAACATATCAATCCGGACTAAGGGCGCGGTAGGCTTCGATCATTTTTTCTTCCTTCTCAACCGAATTCTGCTTAAGAACATTAAGAATTTCTAAAGCTCCTTGAACTTTTAAGTACCCTTCCTTGGTAGCCATGAGGTTAGCTTCCATGGTACGGATGTCTTTGGTTAAGGTTGCAAGCTGTTCCTGCAAGCCTTTTTCCAGTTCAGTTACGTGGCTTTCCATTTGTGGATAAGATCTTTAACGATCTTAACACTACCTTTTGGCCAGTGGGGTAAAAAGTCCAGCAAAAACTTCTATGATCCTGTAAAGCTTAGATAGAAAAAACTGAACAAGAGTTGAATCCCATTTAGATTTTGGCGTAGGAGTTAAATTAATAATGACAATAGCCAGCCCATGTAGAGCCAGAATTACGTCAGTAATGCTTTGTATATGACCGGTAAGTTGCTTTAAAAAATCGTCCATGCCGTTAAATTTTTATTTAAAAATCCAACCCCAGCCGCTTGCACCACCACCGTAGAACAAACGTGGGTCTAGGTTTTTAAAACTGTAATGTTTGTTTCTACCTGCTCCAGGCGCTTGATTTTCCCATACACCATTGATCAAATCAAGGTCACCGTAAGGATCTTGGACTAACCAGTAGCTATCACTATAACCAGTTATTACAATAAAATGTCCACCTCCATTAGGTGCACTTACTAAACCGTGATGAAGAATACCTACAGCAACAGGTTTTCCTTTATTAATCTGTTGTTTGATATCTTGCGGATCTAAGTTTGTATAAAATTTAGCATTAACTTTTAGAGAACTTAAAGCCCCGTAATGAGCGTCTCTGGTAGTTGTATCGCCATATTGATTGACAATTTTTAAATAATCTGTATCATCATTAATTCCTTTTACTTTTAGATACTTCAGACACATAGCCAAAGAACTTGTTTGACATTGCCTCCAGCCTTCAGGACCGTTATCTTTCTGATCAAAGAACGGAAAGTCACGCAGATAACGTAAGTTTCCATCTTGAGCATAAGGATTGATCTTAGGTGTAAGGCCACTCCAGTGATCGTCATAAACCCACCACTTACCCAACTTAAAACCCAACTCAAGCAGCGTATGTCCGTCACGTTTCTCAAGTATTTGATTTACCGGGTATGTTCTACCTTGATATACCTTGGCTTTTAAATCGTTTGAAAGTTCTGATATTGGTTTAGGTTCTTTTTTAAACCAAGTCTGCTGCAAAGAAGTAACATCACTAAGTTTTACAGCAGGCTGAACAGAAACAGGCTTACAAAATAAGTCAACCTCAGCACCACGACGCCTGGCTAACCCTTCAATAACTTCTCCGTTACCTCCCTTAGCCCAACGTGGTAGCTCCTGACTTGCTGCAATATTAGGTTTTTCTCCACTATTAAGTCGCTTACGTAAGGTAGATTCTTCAAGCGCACCTTCACCAACGTTATAAGTAAAGCTTACAAGTGCATCAAATTGATTCTGATTTAAGGGTACTGTGATCAATTTATTAACTGCTTGCTCAAATCGCGCCAGGTCTTTTTGAAGTAGCTGTTCTGCCTGAAGTTCTGTTATTGTTAGACCTTCATAAACGTCGTCACCAGTATGACCATAACCTATGGTCAAGACGCCAACCACGTCATAGTAAGCAGTAAGACGCAGTCCTTCAAACCCTTTTATCAAGTCTAGGCCTGGTTTAGATGTCTTCACTGCAAGCGGTTGGTAGTGATCTCACTCAATACTAACCGATACCTGCGCTCGTGGTTCCAGAATTAAATGCAATTGTATCTATACCGGCAGAGGTTGTCCCGGTAGTACCAAGAGTTACTGGAGGAAAGTCCTCACCAAGAGCTGGCCAAGAAGAGTAATCAGGGGAAGTAACAAAGGAAGCAAGATCTTCTGTAGTCTTGGTTGCTTTAATTGCTGAAATCTTGATGCCTGAGGAAGTACGAATATTTTCTCTCCAGGTTTTAACAGCCGGGTCGGCTGCTTTGCCGTTATCAACTGAACGAACAATCATCCAATCAGTAGGACTAAGAAGCGTATTTGCTGTATAACGTGTCTGGTCAACCCACTGAACAACAAGTTGATCGTGGTCTTTTGAAAGCCCTGGACCGAAATAAAAACGTTGATCGTAGTACGGGGGATCAGGTACTTCAGTAATACCAATAGCTTTTCGATCTTCTGGTGACGCCAAGCGGAGCCAGTTCGCAGGGTACTGTGTTCCATCGGGAGTAACAAAAGGAACATCAAGTGCTAATGGCTTGCCGTTTAAGAGGAACATTTTGGTATGGTTTTTAGTTATTGTAAGCCTTGTAAAGCTTGGTGGCGCCTTCTATCTTATAATTATCGTTCCAGTGCCTTATTACACCTGCAACAATAACCAAATTAGTTAGTAAATAACTAAGGAAAATAACAGTACGAATCAAGGCTATTAAGTCTGATTCTTTATCACATGCTGAAGATTTTTCCCCCAGGGCTTTGCACCAAAGTCTCCACATAATTAGAGGTTCAGACTACTGGGCTAGCAGAGAACTCGTGTCCACTACTCACCTAGCGCGGGAGTAGTTGAAGGGTGATTCCGCAAATGCTGCGTAAATGTAGGTGCCACCGCTGCTATTGAAATCTGCGGTGTTATATCTAATTTTAACTCCGTTACTCAGAAAATCTGCCAAAGCAACGCTTCCTTCTGCCCCCGAATAATTTGGAGACAAATAGTGACTTGCCACGTTGTAGGTATCTCTAACTGAATCCAGTGTTTGCCAATATTCACCACCGGCATCAGAACGTTTTATCATAAAAAACTTCGGCCTAAATCCGGTATAAATAAACGGCCCATCTGAGCTTCCATTGCCGGTGTAACTGCCGAAACTAGAGTACCCGACTACACTGCTGAAAAAATATCCTACATAATTTGCGGATTCATTTCCGTAAGTACCAATCGTTGCGACCGTGGACGTTGGCGCAGTGTTGTTCCAGTAATTGCCATCAAAACCTGCCTGTGTTGTGAGGTTTAACTGAATGCCGCCGGTTGGTCCGATGCTTGTGTGGTAAACCAGCCAATTTCGAGCGTTACTCCGGTCTTTAACAATGAAGAACCGAGGTGCAACACCAAGGCCATGACCAACTGTGGCACTACCAGATCCTGTTCCTGTCCATGTGGCCACGGAAAACCCCGCAGTTGCATTCGCCCGCACCTGACTAGTGATGCTGCCTTGTGTGTTGGATACGGTTGAGGTACCTGCGTCCCACGCCCAAGCAACAACAGAAAGTCCGTTCCCATTAGGACTGCTCCAATTTTGAGGCGCACCGACCGTAAAACCAGCACTATCAAATGAAGCTAAATCATTGCCAGCCGAACTTGTGTATTCCGCATCCGTTCCGTTAGATCGCATCCCAGCGGCTCTACCTCTAACTGCATCAAATAGAACATGATCATTTGTAGAACTTCTACTTTTGAACCATAAAAAGTCGGGGCTAAAATTCAAACTACTTATGGATTGTGTGCTGCCATTGCCCGTATAAAGCACCGCATCCATCACCGTATTAGACTTCGTGACTAATGGGGCTGGCAGGTTCTGTGTGCAGAGTGCCTTGAAGCCTGATGGTGCGGTGTAGGCAAATGCGCGTTGGCCGAAGTTGACACTAAATGTAGTGTTATACGTCATTGCATATGGGAAATATTGATAGCCAGTGGACGGAGTGACTGATCCTTGTGAGGTATTATTTTTGTAAAAAGTAAGAGTATTTGTGTCGCAATTATATGCTATGCCAATAATATCGCCATTCCCATAACTAGCTTGACCACCTGTCTGAACGCCATTTTTTTCAAAGTTTCCATTTTCAGTGTATATTACGTATGTTCCCGTACTTTGATCCGTTAAAGTTTTATTAGCGGCAGCTATTCCAGGACCCTGTTGTGCATTGCCGCCAGTAATTGTAACTTCGTAATACCATTTACCGGTTGCAGGATAAGCAAAAGTAGCGCGAACATTTCTATGTGTGCTTGCAGTATTTGATGCGTCAAGACTGCCGTTTGACAAGGTAAGACTTGAGTTTGCATCTAACGGATTCCAGGTGCAGTAATTCCCCCTAACCTCGCCGCCCACGCCGGTGTCGGTCCCGTAATTAGTGGGGGAGTCTACTAAGCTGTCATTGCCTGCAGCAATCGTTGGATTTGCGGTAGATGATGGAGGGTTAAAGTTGCCGGTGTATTTGGCAACGCCTTTATAAACACGAACATCTTGAAGGTATCCATTAAAATCTTCCCCCGTGGTATGTACTGCACGACCAACATAAGTTGTAGCAGCCGGGATTGAATAAGAAGAAGTGCCACTTACAACTGAAACACCGTTAACATAAATACTTATTGTACTTCCTGAGCGAACAACAGCAACATGTGTCCACTGTGATGCTTTAATTGCGCCTGACGCAGACAAGGCAACTTGAGAGTTGTTAATGTAAATTGTTATTTTACTTAGATCGCCGCTTTCCCCTGTTCTAAAATATAATCCGCTGGTATATGAACCAATTGAAAAAATTGCATTGTTATTAGATAATGCCGAATACATCCACGCTTCAATTGTGAAATCCCCAGGTAGCGCAAAGTCTGTTGTAGGTGTTATGTCAAGGAAATCGCCAGTTCCATCAAATAATCCACTGCTTCCGTAAAATTTACTCTGTGCTGTACTGGTATTACTATTACCATTTACAGTTACCGTTTTAGCACTACCACTGCCTTTAATTATTGCGCTTTGATCGCCAAATGATGTCCCGCCGTTGGTGCCATCCATTGGCAAGGCCAGCACAATAGATGCGCTATTTGCATCAGTTCGAGTTCCAGTGCCTTTGACCGTACCGTAAGTATCAGTAGTATTAAAAACCGGTAATGCACCAGTGGCTGCAGCGACTGAAGTTGGAGCACCCGATGAAACACTAAAATTATTCGGAGTCCAGTTATTACTGTTGCCACTAGTGTCCTTCCCTAATGTGCTGGCAGTGTTGCTGGAATTATCAGCGAATTGTAGATAGAAGCCATTTGTTCCATAACTGCCGGTGTATGTTTTTGGTATGAGTTGCCCAGTAGTGGCATCGGTTTCGGTGAAACTGCTGGGGGTAAGTGCTTGACCGTCGATGAAGTGGATATTGGCTAGATAGCCATTGAAGTAAACAGTACGATAACCGATTAACGCTGTATTTGCTGTGGTCATACCACTAAAGTCAAATGACGGACTTGGCAAAACACTACTGCTGAAATTAGTTAAGCGTACATTATTGACATACAATCTCAATCTGTCGGACTGCGTGGCGTTTGTTGTGTCCACAACGGCAACAACATGCATCCAGGCAGATGGATCCCGGTACACTGAGCTTGAAATTATATACGCTGCTACTGAACTAGAGTTTCTGCCGTAAAACTCAAGAGAGCCTCCACTCTGATATACAAGCTGAAAATACTTAGAACCACTTGCGGAATTTGCAAACAAATCACCATAGCTACAATTTTTTACCCACCCACTCCAAGTCCAAGTGGTTTCCGACCCATTGGAAGCCCAAGACTTAGACAAATATGAACCTGAGCTGGGATCGAAGCGGAGGGATCTACTTACCTGGAAAGCCCCGGCGTCACCGTACATCAACAGCGGATTAGAGCAACCTGGAACCGTCATGTTTACTGCTTAAGATCGTTGAGGAGTTGGCAAGCAATGCTTGTACTTGTACGTACAGTATAACCAATTAAGTCGATTGCGTTCGCAGCAGTGCTAAGGCTTTTTGCAGATTGACCGTTTGGGAAATTCCAGTAACTACCGTAACTCATGGTTCGGCTACCGGTCGCGTCCTGAATTACATATATCAATCCACTCTGTCCAACCGTCATGTTTGTCGGGTTGGCCAAAGTTCTAGGTGAACCGGTAAGCGTTACTGTGAAATTATTTGCAACGCCAAAGTTTGGAGTAATTGTAGAGCCGTCTGTCAGTGTTGAAATATTCATTGCAGCTGTACCATTGACATAGATTTTTGTTGCACCAACAGATGCACCTACGACAAAGTTACCGTTTGCATCAAAAACCGCACGCTGAACTCCGCCAGTGGTAACGCTAAATTCATTTGAACCGCTACGATAAAACCCAGTAGTTAGGGCATTGTCAAACGTAATACTGGGTACGCTATTGGAACCATCAGGAAAGCTCGCGCCAACTGCAACAAAATCAGAGCCAGCAAGAACAACACCGAAGAATGCCCAACCGCCAGTTGGTGCAGATGCGAAAACAATATTTGTACCTACCAAATTAAATCCGGACGCCCCAGTTGGATCTGGCTTTTGAATTACACCATTAACAGAAATCAAACACTGTTGTGGGTTAAGCGGGAAAGGTACAGGCGCAACACCAGCAATCCTAAGAGGAAATGTTGTAAGTACACCATTAAAGCTACTGCTAATATTATCAATATTCCGATAACTAATACCTGGAGTTAATGTTGTGTTACCTATATAGCGCATGACAACACCTACTTGCTTTTTTTCGAGTGCGGACCAGCCGTTGAGGGGGCCTTGGGCCAGCGAACTTCACTTAATTTTACACCGGCAAACGTTTGTGGAAGGTCACGGAGCTGTTGTCTATAAGATACCCAAGCAGCTTGATCGACTGTAGAACCAGAAGTAACAGTCCAATCTGTTGACTTGAGCAAGTAATCACGCTTTAGTTTAATATTTTTCCAGGAAGAATCATCAATCAAAAGAATGCGTTCTTCAAAAACACGTAATTCTAACTCTCTAAGTCTTTCTAAGATGTGATCGATTGTGTCTGAATACTCGACATCCCTTAGTTCTTCTTTACTTTCAAGATCTTCTTTTAAATCCTGTACTTGTTTGTACAGAATATCAATATCACCAATCGTTGTAAGTCCCATTGTTATTAGGTTTGCTCCAGGTAGTTGACAATGATATCAAGCGCAGAGCCAGTGTCAGAGCTTGCACGCAAGACATCTGACGAATTCATAATATATTTATTGCCTTGAATCAATTCAAGAGAAGTACCGGCTGGCACAGGGCCGTTTTTTAGGAGAAAGATTGAGTCACCTGTGGCAGGTACCATGTATACATTAGCGTTTGCACTGCTGCCGGTTTTATTGGCAATAAGCACGCTAAGAAGAACAAGAGTCGCTGTTCCTCCAGCTGTCACAATATTTGTAGTCGCACTGGAAGTCACGTCTGCTGTTAAAAGGCTGGACTTTGTATTTTTCTTAAAAGTGTTTGCCATTTAACTTAGAGCAATGATTAGGGTAAGTGTATCAGATGAGGTGGTAGTACCTGCAACAACTAGACTTCCGTTGACGGTCAAGTTACCAGAGAAGGTTGCGCTTCCTGACGAATCTATTATAAGCCTTGAAGTACCGTTTGTCACCAGGGCAATCTGACCTTGTCCTGGACTGATGATCCCTGTGTTAGCACTGTTAGCAAACTTAAGAGCGCAACTGGTTAAGGAGCCTGGAGAAAGAGCAGAGTTGGTACCGTCTTCTCTTAGAAGCGGAAGCCCACCCAAGGTAAGCGCATCGTGTACTACTGTTGTTAGCTTTACTGTGTCAACAGTAACTTCACCAAGAGCACCAATAAATGAGGCTGTTTGGGCTGTAGTACCGCGCCTGAATTGTACTTGAGTTGCCATGATTTATTATGACACGTTTGTTACTAGTTTAGCCGTAATCCTTGTTGATGATTCGACATAATAAACCAAAACATCAACGGCATTGGCAGTAGTTGTTGCAGTAGGTGTGCCGCCAGAGAACTTCCAATATGAACCGTATGCAACAGTCCTGGAGCCTGTGCCATCTTGAGTTAGTACAATTGCACCACTCTGTCCAGCAGTAAGGTTTGATGGGTTAGCAATTGTAGTGTTGGTACCGAGTGTGACGGAGAAATTATTAGCTACAGCAAAATCTGGTGTAATTGTTGATGCACTTGTTAAAGCACTAACAGTTCCTCTTTGTGCGGCACCGTAGCTTTGTGCAAGGCCAAGAACAGCAACTGTACTTGTAGCGGCTGGCAGCGTTAATGTTCCTGATGCAACAGCCGTAGCAACAACTGTTGTTGTTCCAGACGTAGCTCCAGTGAATACGTTACCACCGGTACCAGCTGTTAGTGTTGTTGACGTAAGAGCAGTTAGTCCGGAAATACTTGTTGCGGTACTACCAAGTGCTACAGCAGTGGAACCGATAGTTACACTGCTATTGGCAAGTTGTGCATTAGGTATTGCGCTTGTTCCGAGAACACCAGTGCTGCTGTTATAGCTAAGGCCTGAGCCAGCAGCAACACTTATTGCACCCCGTATGTTTGCATCTGTAACTACGCTATAAGTGAAGACGCCAGTAGTGTTGCTGTAGCTCAGAGAGCCATAACCGGTGCCGCTTGTACTGGCACTCAGGGATGTCAGTAGGGCAACAGTACCAGTCGCAGCTGGCAATGTGATTGTGCCGGATGCAACAGCCGTAGCAACAACTGTTGTTGTTCCAGATGTGGAACCAGTAAATACGTGGCCGCCGGTTCCAGCTGTCAGTGTTGTAGCTGTCAGTGCGGTTAAACCGGAAATGCTACTGGCAGTAGAACCGAGAGAAACTGAAGTGCTACCAAGTGTTACAGAACTGTTGGCAAGCTGTGAATTTGGTATTGCACTTGTACTTATAATTCCTGTGCTGCTGCTATAAGTAAGACCTGAGCCAGCACCGACACTTATGGCACCACGGATATTTGCGTCGGTAACTACGCTGTAAGTGAAGGCACCAGTAGCTGTACTATACGAAAGACTTCCGTAACCAGTTCCGCTATTGGCTGTACTTAGTGAGCCGCGAATGTTTGCGTCTGTGACTACAGAAAATGTGAATACACCAGTCGCGCTGCTATAAGCTAAAGAACCGTAACCAGATCCGCTGTTTGCAGCTGAAACAGACGCACGAGCAAGAGCATCAGTGTAATATTTATTTGTTCCTTCTGCTAGGTCAGTTGTAGTATTCCCTGCAAAATCTAGTTTATCTGTTGGCGTATTTACTTCCTGGAAGTAACCACTAATAAGGGCGATTGCTTTACGAGTTGCCATGATATTACCTTAATTGAATAGGAAGTTCAGGCCTAACAGCCAATTGTGTAGAAGCCCCTGCTTCTCCAACTCTTGTTACAAATTGGCCAGCAGTAGAAGGTGGAGTAGCAGTAATTGAGCCTGCAGATGCTGCAGATAAGAAATAAGGTGTTCCTGGACTTAAACCTGACGTAGCCAAGACACCGCCAACCAGGATGTCAGTTGTAGCGCCAATAAGAGTATTTTCTCGTGTAAATCCTAGTACAGTGGCTTCATCAACTGTTGAGTTGGCTATTGCTTTAAAAATATTGCCTGTTGGTGCATCAAGGTAGACTGCCTGTCCAGTCGTAATTGCCTCGCCTGTAACGCATCGAACAACAAGCTTACCGCCAGTCTGGGACGGCAAACCTTCCTTTAGATCAATCAGTGCATCTACCAGGCCCCTGTAGTTAGGTGCGTAAGGCTGACGTGTCATAGTAAGGCCCAGGCCTGACATTAAGTCAACGAGAACAGTAATAGCCCCTTCTATATTGGGATCGTATCCTGTTGACATAATAATTTTTTTCCTGGTGTTATTCTAAGTTGTTAAATCCTTTAGAATAGATAGAGGAGCAATAAAACAATGCCAATAGAAACTGTTTTCACAGGGCTTTCTGCTGGCATCGCAGCTTTTGCCGGTCTTTCAAAAGCACTTCACAATTCTCAAGAACGTCTTAACAGGCGTTTTGAAAAGATTGAAAACAATCTCGACATACTAGAAGATCGTGTGATCCGAGATTATGTTTTGAAAGAAGACTTTCTCAGGGAAGTACAGGCCGTACATAGTAAACTTGATCGCATTCTTGATCGAGTAATGCGTTAGATTGCGACCCAGCTTGCGCTACTTGTTAGGTAAATAAATAAACGGGGGATAGCGAAGTCGTAGTGCAGCTGACCGTTTATAGGATTAGATGGTTTTCCTGAACTGACTGACGCCACGGCATTGGTTGCTTGCCAGGTGCTGCCATCATAGACTTTAAAGATCTTTGTGCTGGCTGTATCGAGCCAGGATTCCCCCTTGGAGAGGGTGGTATAGCCAGTTGGCGTTAGGTTCGGGGCGGTGCTGCCCACAAAGGTTGGACCAACCTTGATGAGCCCTCTGCCTGATCCTGAGGTGCTATCGGCAAAGTAAAGTCCTGGGTCCCCTGGATTATGGTTTAAAGCCATCTCAACACCGTCCGCAAACACGCCAAGTCGTGTTGGGAAGGGGCGATCATAAAGAAGATCGGAGAAGCGGCTGAGTATTTGAACGGTCATGGTTAAACGTTGATGTAACGACCAGAGGCAACAACAGTATCCTGTTGAACGTATGGATCGTAGGTTGAGCAGTTGATTGTTGTTACTGTAGCCGGATCCTCTGTAGGTGCGCCATTGAGGTAGGAGCCGCCCCGTATCAGGCCTGATTCAAACGAAGGTATATAGTTGATCAACGGCTCATCGAGCATAGCAAACTTAGTACCAAGAATGTATTCCGGTTGAAGGTTTAATAATTTACTAATCATTGAAATCATTCTTTGCGTACTGTTTTGAAGAACACCTTCGTTATCTAACGCACCCAGTTGACTACGACGTATTGCGTCAGTCATTAACATTACTAAAAGTTGAGGATCAAAATTTGCAATATCCTGTGGAAGATTCCTAGAACCCGTAACTTCTTGAGTGCCTACCCATTTTGCGCCTTGTTTTACAATTGCAAGCCGTTCCGCTGCTTTGCGTAGATCTTTATTTTCTTTATCAAATGCAACATAAAATGTATCTAGATCATCACCAACCGGCTTATCACTGGGCTCCATGAGCCAAGATTTAACGTAATCGTGTTCCCTTAAATTTTCAACAACACAATAGCCACTTGTATTATTTGAGAAAGGATACACAATAACAAAACTATTTTTATCAATGACCTGTGTTATGGTGTACTGCCCAGATATAGCGCTTCCGCTCGTGAATGCAAGTTGCACTTTTGTGTTTGCCAGCAGACCGTGGTTCTCGGCTGTAATTGTAATGTTTACATTGGTTTGAACATATTTTGCATTGATTGCAATTGGAGAATTACCTTCATCGTGTTTTAAAGAAAATATTGCTGCATATATATGTTTGCACCAGCGGAGCTGATAGTACATTAAATTTGGGAATGAGGTATCCGTTTTATCTTTATAATCTGGTATTTTGTAGAAATTATTAATTGCTATATAACCAAGGTCTCCAAAAACGCCTACACTGTCTCGTTGGTTGGTAATGCTACCATCTTTATTT